TTAGGTATTTGGCTGCTGATTAACAATGAGTTTAAGATCGATCCAGCCTCGGTAGCGATCAAAGAAAGGACCGCTTTTTAGGGAATAGGATACTTGCGCTTTCGTGCCATCCGGGGCGATTGTGATACTTGGTCCGGAGCTATTGTTCGCCGACCGGGTTTCCGGATTGACTGAAACAATCCGGCAGCCCTTGTCTGCCTCAATTAATTCGTAATAGTCCCTGGCCGTAGGTGCCGCTTCGTTCTGCGAAGGCTGCGTGCGGCTAACAATTTGTTCTTTGGTGCCGCAAGCCGGCGAATTTGCAACGGGAGGTACGCGAACGATCTCGTTAGTGGGTAGCGAGGCAGGACCTATTTGCGGGGGCTTTGCCCCACTCGGACATTGCTGACCCGAGCTCCTCATTAGGCTTTCACCGTAAAACAATGGTTGTAAAAAAGTGAAAGTCGGAAAGCCCGTCGCTGCCCCCGCGTTGACCGCGACAACATCGCCGTGCCCATCAACGACCGGGCCGCCGCTCATCCCCGGAACAATTTGGACGTTCGAGGGATACTTGTTGTCTGTGGCAAGCGGCCCGGTAATATCACCAGGAACTCTGATTGCAGGGTTCTGCTGGCCGAATGGAAAACCGAGGGCAACAACCCGCTCGGTATCGCCAAGTGGGCGACACACTGGCTGAAACACCGATTTCACATTGGCTGCATCAACGCTAGCCCGCTGAATACGAATCAGGCAAAGGTCTACGCTGTCGGTTTCGCACCTTACAACCTGAGCGTTGACTGGGAAGGACCCACGATCACGAAGAGCAACACGGATCCACCTAGGGCCGGGAATCTCCTTTTCTTTGAATAGCACCACGTGCTTCGCAGTGACGATATGACCCTCTCTATCAATGAGGAAACCCGAGCCTTGCGTAAGCTCTTTCTCCGCTTGTGTGATAGGATCAGTTACCCCGACCCGAATATACGCAAGCGCCTCCATCGGTTGAGCGTTGGCCTGAATAGACAATCCGCATACAGCTACGCCGGCAGCAAGCACATACAGCGCGAATTTCATCTGCCCCCCTTACGCGCTGTAGATGCCAACTGCGCAGGCGCGATCGTCTGGGGAAATCGAAGTGTTAGTGCCGGTACTATAACCGTCAAGTGTCCAACGACTTGGGATCGGATAAAGCATGATTGACGTTGGATCGAAATTTGGGCTGCCGACGCAGGCGTACTTCTGACCATAGCGAGCGAAGATGTTTGTCTCGCACATTTGTGGAGACCAGCCCTGAGCGGCCATTTCGGCAACAACGGCAGGTTTGTTCCACTTGATCGCTACAGTCGGGCTCTGGTGCTCATGCTGCAAGCCGATAGCATGTCCAAATTCATGAGCCGCAACGTACTCCACGACATCCTGTATGTTCATTGTAGGTTGCGCCTGCGCGTAATCTCCACTAGCGCGACCTACGATAGAATTATTTCCTTCCGATCCAAACAAGACTGTTATTTGCGCTTTATCTCTGGGAACATCAAACCGGAAATCTAACTTGTTAGCCAGCTCGCCGGTCCGCCAACGGTTTGCACCGCGCTCGACCACTGCACGCTGCTGACCGTCGCCGTTGAGAAAGTGGACGCCTAGGGTTATTATCCCTGTGTTCGGCGTTAGGCCGTCAGACCGGCGCCAGCGATGAGCGAGGTTCGCTGTTCCGAACGGGGTAAGACTGAATTGTCGAACCACGTTGTCGAGGTTCTGCCGTTCGAAGCCACCCTCGACGGAATAGAGGTCGAGTTCTGATTTCTGATCGATTCCTGCACCGCGATCGACGCTACCGCAAGCGAATTGTCGTTGCGGAGTTTGCGCGAATGCTGGGCTTGCGTGGGCTGCGCAACAAGCTGCCAAGAAGGTGCGACGGCTGAGCATCCAAAGCCTCCCTCTGCTATTAGGGAAAGTAGATCAGAGAAGCGCTCTCTCGTCCAGAGCTCAGTTTCGCAAAGCAAGTCTTCGAGCGGAATGTACCTCCGCCGGGTCATAGAACGCCCTCTCCGGCGAACTCGAAGGGCGGGATCGTGCGTAAGCTGCATCCCGTAGCTCCCCGAGGCTGCGCGGGCAGAATAGGGCGAGACGGTGCTGACCGTGGACCACGAGCCGTCCGCACGCATGCTGGTGACGGAGGTACTGGAGGGCCTCGGCTACACGGCGATCGAGGAGGGCGACAGCGCCGCGGGGCTATATGTGCACCAGACTGGATGGCCGACAAGCCGCGGCGGCTGGAAGCAATCCGCGCCGCCAAGGCCGCGCTGGAGGCGGAGGCGGCTGATCCGCCTGATCCCGAGGACGAGAGCGGGCCGGGCGCCTCGTCGGGCATGCGTTGGCAGGGCCGGCCACTGCGCGGCGAAGACGGGCGTCCGCCCGACCGGGCGCAGCGCAACTTCACCGACCCAGACAGCCGGATCCTGCCCACGCGTGATGGCTTCGTACAGGGCTACAACGGCCAGGTCGCAGTCGACGCGGCGCATCAGGTGATCGTCGCGTATCGGCTCGTGACCAACTCGGCCGATCACCGCGCGCTCGTGCCGCTTGTAGACGGGCTCCGCGCCCATCTTGGGCGCCAGCCGCGGGAGGTCTCGGGCGATGCCGGCTTTGCCAACGAGGCGAACCTCGCCGCGCTGCAGGAGCGCGGCATCACGGGCTACCTCGCTCCGGGCCGGGCACGTCATGGCGAGGCGGACGCAGCCGGCCGCCGGAGGCTGACCAAGATGCCATTGATGAGCGCGATGGCCGCCCGGCTGAAGCGGGTTGGGCGCCGCAGTCGGTACCGTCTCAGGAAGCAGGTCGTCGAGCCGGTGTTCGGACAGATCAAGCAGGCCCGAGGCTTCCGACAGTTCCTGATGAGAGGGCTCGATCAGGTCCGGGGCGAGTGGGCGATGATCTGCACCGCCCACAACCTGCTGAAGCTGGCACAGGCAGGCCGCTGAAGCCGCTGATCCGCCCTCATTGGCTCCCCTCTCGCCCCCCTCTACCGGGCTTCAAACCCCGTTACTCGGACAGGCTCCTGGGTATCTGCCTTTTGTAGCTTTGCGCCGGTTTGTAGGGAATCCGGACATGATGACTGGCAGGCCGGCAGCCTGACGTACCGCATAGCACGGTGACCGAGGGACCGAAGGGTAAGCGCGATCCCGGTAGAGCCTGCGCGGCGGCCAACCCTTCGGGACCATCGAGCTAATTTAGTGCCCATGGCGTGGGGCGCTGATTAATTTCGGTTCGGCCCCTTCGGGCTAACTAAGCCGGTCAAGCCGGGCGGTGGGCAGGAGAGGCGATAATTACGCGGCTCCAGCCAGATCGTGCGCAGTGACGCTATCAGGCCCGCAGTGACGCTACAGGGACGCTGTAGGGACGCATCCAGTGACGCATTTAGTGACCCTATTTCACGACCAAGATATTGATTTTATTGAAAGTGCCTTTTCTGAGCAAAACTCTCACGTATGCGCGATCCCCGGCAGACAGTGCCACCGTGCTCCTGCCAGGCCCCCGCCGCCAACTTGGAAAACGGCGCAAAGCGTTCCTGTCGAGGGCGAAAGCGTCACTGAATGCGTCACTGGAAGCGGCACTGAGGGCCCGATAGTGGCGCTGCCGGAAATAACGGTGCCAATAATTCGGCCGCGAGCGTGCGACCGCTCGTCGGATTCTCGAACCGAATCATTCCGGCTGCACCTCGGTGGGGTTTAGTATGTCAATTCGCAGAGGCTTCTGAGATCAGGCCAACCGCGGGCCGGCGCCGAATTAGCGGGCTCGGGTGCCGCCCTGGTTCGCCGCAGCCCGGCGCGCTCGGGCCGCGGCGCGAAATTCCAGCGTGCCAGCCGTGGTCTCAATTCAGCGCGGAAACCTCCTTGGGGGGGGGGCCTGTGTAACAACTCAATACGGACGTATAAGGATGTTACACAAGCCCGAGACGCCCCCATGTCGGACACCATTCGCCCCCTGGTCGCCTATCTCCGGGTCTCGACCGATCGGCAGGGCAAGAGCGGGCTCGGCCTGGAGGCGCAGCGCGCCGCGGTGACGGCCTTCGCGGAGGTCGGCGGCTTCACGATCGTTGGCGAGCATATCGAGGTCGAGACGGGCAAGGGAAGCGACGCCCTGGACCGCCGGCCGGAGCTGGCGGCGGCGCTGGCTGCGGCCCGTCGGCTGAAATGCGCCGTGGTGGTCGCCAAGCTCGACCGCCTGTCCCGCGATGTGGCGTTCATTGCCGGCCTGATGGCGCAGCGGGTGCCGTTCCTGGTGGCCGAGTTGGGCGAGGGCGTGGACCCCTTCGTCCTGCACCTGTACGCCGCGCTGGCCGAGAAAGAGCGGGCCATGATTTCCGCCCGCACTAAGGCCGCGCTGGCGGCCAAGAAAGCGCAGGGCGTGCAGCTCGGCAACCGCACCAATCTGGCCGCTGCCGCGGCTAAGGGCCGGGAGGTCCGGGAGGACAAGGCCGACGCCTTCGCGGCCAACGTCCTGCCCGTCATCGCCAGCCTGCAGGCGGCGGGCGTATCATCCCTGCGCGCCATCGCGGCCGAGTTGAACGCCCGGCGGATCGAGACGCCACGCAAGGGAGAATGGTCGGCCATGCAGGTCAAGCGCGTGCTGGACCGGGCGGCCTGAAACCTGGGGCTGCCCCCTACCGAATTCCAGGCCGATTTCCCGCGCGAGCCCCCCGCCCCCGGCAAGAGGCTCAGGCCCGTCTCTGAAACGGTGGTCACGCGACACGTACCCGCCAACCCAGCCGAGAAACCCTTTTGGCCCCCGCCCCAGGGCTTTTTCTTGAAAAGGGCTGCCGCCGCAAAAATCGCAGGCAAATTTTTATTGCCAACGATTCAGCCAGTTTAACGACAAACTAAAGCTGTTTTTCGGCGAGAAGAATTGAGTGTCCGACGTGATTATATATCCAATTTGTCAGCCAGAATGTTGGACTGACTTTCCTCGTTTCTGGCGAAACGAAGGGCTTCCCTAATTTTTTCCAGAACGTATTCTGTGCCGGAACTCTCCCTACTCGCAAATCCAGGGTGTGCCATCATCTCCTTCTGCTGTTTAGTCAGGTACCCCAAAAAACTTTCGGCTAACTGTCGTTGCTGATGAATGTGCAGTTGCCCAAATCGATTCTCCAGTTGCATGCCCTCGAAAACGCGCGCAGCGAGTTGCTTGTCGTTAATTGGCGTAGTCGGCATCACCGATGCAATGTATTCCACGCGAGAAGAAAGGATCCTCATGTGAGCCCAAGCGCTTGCTGTGGCCTTCAAACTGTCGTGCGCTCTTATGGTATCTGGTGAGGACGTTTCTACCTCAATGAGACCTTTCTTTAGACAGAACGTAGCAGCATCACGAACATCTTCCTCCACAAAGCCTAGCGCTTCCATTTCAAAGACGAGCCGAGCCACCGCCATAAAGCCAACTTGACCGTTGTCTCCCTTATCTTTTCTCTTCCTCAGCACATAGAATAAGATTTCCGGTATTATGAGGTTCGAGGGCCGAGCCCATTTGCTATCGCAGTTGAAAATATTAGCGACAAATCCACTGTAGTTGTTAAAATAACGATAGTCCTGCCTCATCAGAGCTCGAAGAATCCGGTACTCAGGGAAAGCCTGAAAGCCAGAGCCCTGTGCAACAGACGCAATTACATCCTCAGGCATATGGCCAGAGGTAATAATAGCCATGAACATATCTAGGGCGTTACGAACATTTCGCCCAGCTAACGCTTCTAAAATTCGAGATACATTGTTCGGTTTCTGAAAAAGCTCGATGTAAATTCCTTTGAGAAACTCGCCCGCGCGCGTGCTGGGATAGGAAATGGTAATGCCCGATCGAGTTTGGAATTTAACTTGTTCGGGGGCATGCTCAGATAAGGAGTCTAAGCAAAGTTCAAGTCTTTTACGAACAACATCGACAAACCTAGGGGGACTTATATGGAAAATTTGACCAGACTTATATGTGTCCAGAGGAGGTCTATCTTTATACGCCTCGAAAGTTGAGTCCCTCATCTGCAAAACAACTAAGCACCTTGTTTGATCCATAAACCATAGGGCAGTCTGAAATGCGGCGAGCTGCGTATTGACATCCAGTTTATCGACGTTATCGAAAACCACGATCAGGTTTTCGCCGCGGTCGCCTTGCAGATACCGCGCTATTCCTAGCGCAAGGCGGGAATGATCGGTTCGCCATTGCTCCAAATCACGAGCGCGCTCAAGCTCGCCGCGATCTACTTGTATTTTCTCCATTCTTTTGTAGTATGAGCTGCGATCAGCCAGATCTTTTGCGAAAATTCGCTCTTGATCGTCGCCGTCTCTAAGGTCAAAGGGGGCACCTTCTTCGACAATGCTCTCCGTGAATTGTTCGCAGACCCATTCGTTCCACTTAGTTAAGTCGTCTGGAGCATTTACGAAATCGAGAAATGCCCAGTGATTCTTCTCCTCCATCTGCTTCGGCTGCAGGAATTCCTTGTACCGCCTCGCGAAAAGCGACTTTCCTACGCCAACGCTGCCTGTAACAAGCTGAAGGTCGCCACCGATAGGTTTGGCCTCACCGAAAGTGGAAATTGCCTTAGTTATTTTGTCTGACTTGCGACGAGTTGTGGTAAGCTCAGTGCGTCTTCTAGCACGAGACAACCTGTCCTTCAGAAAAAATTCGAGTATCCTATCGTAGCTACTCACTTCATTTGAAGAGACATATGCTTTGCTATATATCTCAGGGTCGGTCGTCTGATCCCGGGAGGAAAAATATCTGCGAAGCACGGGAGACAGATCGGCGGCAAATGTGTTTGGCTCAAGCCGAGAAATTATCTGTGCTTGCCCGGCCCCTTGATTAAACGGGCGCCGAAAATCCTTTGCGCGCAACGCAACGCTGATAGGCTCAATTACACGCGCGAGCTGCTCCCGACCAGCTATCTTTATCAACTGATCCATGGCGGGCGTTGCTGGGTTTAGAGCAGCGACGGAAACAGAAACCTCGGGCTCAGCGTCCCAATAACCAGCAAGGAGGTGAGTGCCGTCAGTCGATATAATCCTGGAGCACGGATTAAGGTTATGCGGGAAGGAGCGATTTATTTCCGTCGCATAAAGTCTTGCTTCCCCATATGCTACGTGAACATCCCTGTGAGGCTTTTTGGCCTCAACGATAAGGACTGGAAGAGACTGAAGATATACACAATAATCGGGGATATATCCTATTTTCTGCTTGTTTCCTTTGCCGATATCGCGGGCTGATATGCCCTCCTTGCTGCGGATTCGCTCGTTTGGAATACCCAGGCACTCCGGGCGGGTCAGAAGCGGCAGCACGACGAGGGTTTCCACATCCCCTTCGCCAGCGTCAGCAGGAATTGGCCCCATCAGACCGAATCACTCCCACGGATCAAACGCCAGGAGCCGCTTCCCATACGCTTCCCAAACTGACTCTCTGGGAAGCTAAGATCGAGCAAGTCCCGGCTAACCCCTTAGAAAACATGGTGGGCGGTGAGGGACTCGAACCCCCGACCCTCTCCGTGTAAAGGATTGGCGTTCCCAAGCCTTAGAGCGCTGGCAGAGGGGGAAAGAGCCTTAGAGGGTCTTCCGAGACCCTTTCGGGCCCTCGTTTCCGGAGAATAACCGGAGAACTGTTCCGGGCTCGTTCGCCGGATGCCCCCTCCGTCGAATGCGCGGCCTTCAGGCGCCATGTGCGCCATGGGTGAAGAGGCAGACCGGCTCGCCGGCACGCATCGCCAAATCTATGGAAACGTCGGTGGCGGCCGATACCTCGGGTGGCCCTCGGTGCGTTCGCTCCGCGCAGCTTCCCAAAACAGCTCGGCGTAGAACTTGTACACGTTCGCCGTCTCCCGCGGGTTGTAGGCGGTGCTGAGCACCGCGTGGAACAATTCGCTGACCAGGGTTGCCATGTCCTCGTAGAGGGCCTCGATGTCCGCGTCGATCTGTTCTGGGGCGTCCGGTTGGGCCTGATTTTTCGCGCGATGAGCAAGGTGCTCGTGCCGCAGTCTGCGCAGGTACACCATAGTCGGCTCCCCCGCGCCGCCCTTCGAGTACCTGTCGATAATCTGAAAAGCCTTGTCGACGTGGACCTGTAGGCTCTCGCGTAGCCCCTCCTCGTCGAACGGCCAGGTCTGCATTCGGTCAGCGACGAGGGCATCGAACACCTGGGACTTCCGCAGTTGACGAGCGATTTCCTCCAGCCGCAGTTCGTCTTTGCGCGATCCCCAGAGCCTCATCAGACCGAGGTAGACCTCCCGCCGAAGTGCAATACGGATGAGGTGGTAGGCGTGTCCGGCAAACGAGGACTGCATTCTCGCCTGCAGGTCGGCATCGAAGACCGCCGGGCGCCATACCTCATGGAACGCAACTACGATATTGAACTCATCCCCAGCGGCCCGCACTTGATTTCTGAGATCTTCAATGACCGTGCTCATACGATCTCACTGTGCATTGGCCACCGACCGACTGCTTGGACTTCTCTCAGCTCCGCCTATCGTCCGCCACGCGACACAGTCTCGACGACGCCGCGCAGATGCTCTGGCAGGTGGTGGCCATAGACCTGCTCCACGACCTGCTCGGTGGTGCCGAGCGCGCGGGCGACCTTGCCGAACGGCACGCCGGCCATCACGGCCCACGTCGCGAAGGTGTGGCGCAGGACGTGCGGCGTGATCTCCTCGCCGAGGTCGGCGCCCTTCCGCGCCGTAGTCCAAGCGCGCCGGAGACGCAGGATCGGCTTGCCCTCGAACTCGATCACGTAGGCGCCGTTCTTCCGCCAGCGCCGCATGTGCGCGGCGAGCCGCTTCGACATCGGGATCGGGGTCCGCCGCTTCGAGGACTCGCCCTCGGCGGTACCGCGCCGGTAGATGATGCCGGAGCGCAGGTCGACGAAGCCGCCGTCGGTGCTCTCGATCCACTTCAGGCGCAGGATCGCCTCGTGCCGGGTGCCGGTATAGAGGCCGGCCAGGATGAACCGGGCGACGTGGCGCTGGACGAACAGCGCGCGGCCCCTGTCCTCGCCCGGCCGCGCCTTCTCGCGCGGCCGCCGCCAGATCTCCTTCCCCTTCGCATCGTGCCGCCCGGTCGGCCGGAAGCCCAGCGCGGCGAGCAGCAGTGCGGCCGCCTGCGAGCGGCTGAGCCACCGATCGCGCGCCGGCGCCCGGTCCGGCATCGTCACGGGGACCGGGTAGAGCAGCTTGTGCTCGCTGTGGGCGTAGCCGAAGGCGGCCGAGAGCACGCCCAGCTCGCGGCGCGCGGTCTGATCGCCGACCCGGGGCACCTCGGCCTCGGTCGCGTACCGGTAGCCAGGCCCGAACTTGAACCGCGCCTGCGGCTGCGAGGTCCGCCACTTCGCGTAGGCCCGGCACAGGTTCGGCGTGGCGTGTGCGACCTTCTTCCCGTCGAAGAAGGTGATCAGGTGCGGGAGCGCCGACCACGCGACGTCGGGCCGCTTCGTGCCGGCCGCGTGCTCGTCGGCGTAGAGCTTCAGGACGTCCGCGATCTCGACTGTAGCGGGATCACCGCGGCCGAAATCGGGGGTGTGCTTCTCGGAGAGGTAGGCTTGCAGCGCTCTTTCAGCCGCCTCACGCTCTCCATAGCTGCAGCCCGTGCCGCGTTCGATGCCACCGGTGTCTCGGATGACCCAGCGGTCGTCGGCGGCCTTGTAGTAGAGGCGGGCACCCTTGGCTGGACGCGGCATCGCTTCACCATCTTCTTGATGTCGCCGAGGGTCGTGTGCAGGCGCCCGAATACCTCGTAGGTCGTTAGCCGATCATGCTCGGCCTCGCGCCGCAAGGCCTTCGCCGACGCGCTCGTGACGACGCCATGGGTGACCGCGACCTCGGCCGCCACGCTGAGCGGCATCATGGTCTCGTCCGTGACCTCGTTCGGGGCGGGGATCCTGGCGCTACGCGGCACTGCCCCCTCCTCGCTCCGCCAGGCCGGCTGCTTCGGACTCGGCCACCCTCCGTAGACCACCCATCCCCGGATCGCCGTAGTGCTGCTCCCGGAGCCAGGACCGGACCTCCCAGTCCATGACCTGATCCGCCGGCCAATCCACCTTCGCCAGCCTGGTCAGCGCTCTGGCGGTCGAAACGCGCGCCGCCTCGAACTTGGCGCCGCCCGGCTCCCATTCTGGTCCGACGAGGCCGAGGGGCATATGCTCGAGGTGATGGAGGCGCGCGGGATCTGTCAGACGGCTCACGCTGCCCTCCCGCTCGTGTCCTCGGTCGGCCGAATGATGCCGTCGACCGGCTTCCCGGCCTTGGCCCGGATCACCTCAATGTCCGCAACCATCTTGGTGCGCCCGCGCTGCTGCGCGTCGAAGTAGCTGGCCCCGTAGCGGTCGGTCTCCAGCGCGCCGGCCTGGATCGCCAGGGCGCGCTTGCCCTTCGCGATGTCGAAGTGGACCCACGAGGCGTTGCGGTGCTTCCCGAACGAGAGATCCGGGTGGCCCTGGATCCACTTCCGGTCGACACCGATGCGGTCCACCATCGCCAGCAGCTCATTGAGGCTGTCGGCCCAGAGGTGGCACATCATCATGCGCCCGAACGGGAAGATGGGCTGGTCGACGTAGCAGCTCATTCCGCGGCCTCGGCGATCGGCGCGAACTGGTCGATGTTGCGCGCGTGGACGGAGAAGCTCACCGCACAAATCCACGGATTTTCACCCCAGAGACCGTCACCTTTCAGGTTCCAGCGCGGATCGTGCAGCTCGTTGATGAAGCTGCCGAACGCACTCCGCGGGTCGGAGAAGCAAATGTCCTCCTCGGAGAGCGTCTTGCCGTCGGCAGCCCACCGGCTCGCCCTGCCGACTGGTGACCAATCCATGCACCAGCCATCGCCACCGCGGTATGCGCGCGGCCTCATGGTGGCGCCCTCGGCGACCGCGTCCTCTCGGCTGATGTCCTGGAGGCGCTCGACCCGGACGTCCGTCACCAGCAACGTGAGGCGGGATCGGAAGCGAGGCAGGAAGAGCGACGAGAACCACTTGATGCCCGGATCTCGCCGTTCATCGTCGGCTCGGTAGATCACCCGGCCGTCGAGGGCGGTATGGCTATCCCGGACGGACCAGACGCCCTCGCCTGTGTGGCACCAGGTCTCCTTCACCCAGAGGCGATCCCCCGGGACGAACGGCACCCGGAAGGTCGGCAGGCACTGACGATCGTCGCGCGTCCACCAGCACCACTGATCCGACATGCCGCGCGGGTTGAGCGGCGAGCGCGGCCCGCTGCAGTAGGAGTCGAGGTACGGCGCCGGATGCTTGATCGTGTTCTTCGGGTGGACAGCATCCATGCCCGGAGCCTCGCGGATCTCGTCCTTCAGGACGCGCCGCGTCTGCGTCTTGCCGGCGCCGGGCTGGCGCGCCTCGCGGAGCAGGGCGAGCACCATCGGCGCGCTGAACAGGATGGGACGGTCAGCCACGGGCCACCTCCGGCTCAATCGTGAAGACGAAATCCGGGCTGTCGCCGAGCACGAGGAAGCGCGCGTCGGGGCGGCAGTACGCCTTGCTCCGGATGAACTCGACGAGCGCCGTGCGATCCTCGTCGGCTGGGCACTCGAACCAGTCGACGTTGGTGAAGGTGATCGGCACGCCGTCGCCGAAGCAGTAGCCCTCGGTCAGCTTCGCCGGCAGGCGGTAGACCCGGACGAAGACGCGCTTGGCGTCGAGGAAGCGGGACAGGGGATCGTCAGCCATGACGCACCTCCCCGCCGAACAGGTCCCCCTTCGCGCCCTCGGCATCGGCCTCCGCCCGGAGCTTGCGCGCGATCGCCTCCATAAGCGCGGTCTGACGGTCGGCCAGGGCCTGGGTCATGCGCTTGGCCTCGACCCATCGCGGGTAGGCACGCCGGCGCTGGGCAAGCTCACGCTCGGCGCAGGCGGCGAGGTCTGCGGCTGTGAAGGTCTCAGCCACGGGCGCCTCCCGTCGCGAGGGCGTCGAGCACGTCCTTCCGCCCCTGCTCACGCGCGGCGGCCATGAGCTTCCGCACCTCGTCCTCGGTGGCGAGGTAGGCGGGCGGGTCGAAGGCGGGCAGCTCCTCCTCGCCGTTGGTGCTCTCGAAGCCGTGCTGCTCGGCCGCCTCCAGCCAGAAGTGGCGCTCCTCGGTGCCGGGCGCGGGCACGGTGACGTTCACGGGCGGCGCCACGCCATGCCCCGCGCTGATCTCGGCCTCGGACGCCGGCAGGAAGTCGATCAGCCACTGCCGGAGCGCGAGGACCTCGGACGCCTCGATGTGCGCCACGTGGAGGTCGTCGCCTTCCTCCCTCACGAGATCCAGCTGCTCGTCCTTGAAGACGAGTTCCAGCGAGCCGTCGCGGAGGTGCAGGGTCGCGCACATGCCCTCTACGCCGGCGCAGGCGTGGGTATAGTACGGCCGGCGCTTGTCCCCGTAGGCAGCGGGAGCGAGGTCGCGTTCGCACATGTCGGCCGCAATGTTGCGAGCCAGCGAGTCCAGGACCGGAGCGTCGGCTCCAAGCCCGGCGAGCCCGAGCCAGTCGCGGACGAGGGTGAAGACGGACGAGTAGGCGGTGCTCGTCGGGGGCACGAAGGGTGTCTCGGCCATGCTGCTACTCCGCGGCTTCAAGAACGGTGGTGGTGAGGGCGTGTCCGATCCGCCGCCCGAGCCAGGCGAGCACCGGCCGCGGGTAGGCGTTGCCGAGCGCGCGGTATCGCGGGCCGTCCGGACACAGCTCTTCCGGCTGGCCGCGCCACGGGATGCGGGTGAAGTTGCGCGGGACGCCCTGGAGCGCCTCGCACTCGGTCGGCATCAGGCGGCGGACGCCGCTCGCCTGCGCCACGGCCGCGTGGCCGCCGCCATGCCCTTCGCCGCGCAGCGCGCCCGGCAGGTCTCCGATGGAGAAGCTCGTCTCGCCCCCGGCTTTGCAGTCGAAGGCGATTGCGGGCGGGTGCGCCTGCGCGGACAGCGGATGGCACGGCGCGCCCGGCTGCGGATTGCTCCGGTTGTGCGGGTTCGTGATCTGCGTCGTGTCGAACGCGATCAGCGCGGGTTGCCGGCCGGAGCCGTCCTCGCTGGCGTCGAACCCTTCCGCTCGGAGCGCACCGGCTGTCCGCGGCGCTACGATGAAGGTCTCGGTCTCGAAGTCGAGGCGCCCGTGCGGGCCACCGTGCGCGTTCAGGGCCGTCGCGACGTCGACCGGTCCGCTCTGCCGGTTGCCGCCGAAGGCGAGGATAGCCTCGCTGCCTCCACCCGCATCGCCGCCAGCCGCCCGCAGGGTCGGCAGGTCACCATCGTAGCTGCCGACGCCGTTCAGGCAGGCCGCTACCAGCCCCTCGGGGTTCACCCCGGCGCCGCGCGCCCGCGCTCCATGAGCAGTCAGTGTACCCGCGACAACCCGGCCAGCGATATCATCCTTGCCGCTGACGCCTCCAACGCTGCCCGTAAGAGTGGCGGCAACGTCTTCCGGCGCTTCTCGGCCCGCCGCAGGATCCCCAAACAGGCCTTCGGGCTCAAAAAGTATTTCGGCGGGATCGGGCCCGTCTCCAAGACTTGCGACAACGAACACGCGCTCGCGTCGTTGGGCGAGGCCGAAGTGTTGAGCGTCGAGAACACGCCATGCCGCCCGCCCCCGTGGCCCGGCAACCATACCTGCACTTGGCCAGCGGGGGATGTGGCCCTCGGTTCGCTCGACGAACCGCCCGGTCTCGTTTCCCTCGTCGTCGAGGACCGGGACGCGTCCGGCCGCGCGCCACCGCCAGAGCTGATTGCTCTTGCCTCGCGGAGGACGGGCGCCCGGTAGGACGGCATCGTCTGCCCCGACAATGCCTGCCAGGAAACAGCCGAAGGCGTTGTCCTCCGTCGTGAAGGCGCCGGGGACGTTCTCCCAGACGACGACGAGGCCGGGCTTCCCGGCGTGGGCGCGAGCAGACTGAATTGCATGGGCCAGCATGATGAAGGTGAGGGACAGCTCCCCGCGGGGGTCGGAGAGCGAGCCGCGTAGGCCGGCGACGGAGAACCCCTGGCAGGGCGTCCCGCCGACCAACACGTCGATGTCGGCAGGGTTGATGCCGAGGCGGCGAAGGAAGCGCATGCGCAACGCGGTGAAGTCGCCCCACAGCGCGAGGCTGTCGGCCGGGCGGGTGAACCGCGCGTCGAAGGCGCCGTGCCGGATCCGCAGGACCTCGCGTGGGAACGCCTCAATCTCGGAGACGAGGACCGGCTGCCACCCGAGGGGCACCCACGCGAGCGAGGCGACGTCGATCCCGGAGCAGACGGACAGGTAGCGAACGGGCGCGTTCATGCCGCCGCTCCCGGTGCGGGATCTGCGAACAGGTGCGCCTGGGCGAGGACGGACCCGAAGGCCTGCAGGCGGGCGGCCGCGCGCGGGTTAATCCAGAGGACCTCGGTGCGGGCGCGGGCGCCGTCGGCGTGGGCGGCCCGCTCGACACGGGTCCATCTCGCTAGCGCAGCGTCGTAGGTGGGCGCCGGGTAACCGGACAGCACCACCATGCCCTTGAGGCCGAGCAGAACCTCCAGCAGCCGGGCATGGTCCGCGTCGGTCAGCTCGTGGCGGTAGCAGCCGCCCCGGCCCCGCCCGCCGCCTCGGTTCTTCTGCGAGCGCGTCTCGAACAGGTATGGCGGGTCGACGTAGTGGAGCGTGTCCGGTGCGTCGTGCTGGGCGAACACGCCGGTCGCGTCGCGGTGCTCGATCACCACGCCGCGCAACCGCTCGACGGTGAAGGTGAGCGCGTCGGGCAGGTTGGCCCAGTCCTGCGCCGGCGTGGTGCCGGACCGGTGCGCGTTCGCGCGGAAGCCGGTCGTCACCTCGCGGTTGAAGCCGTCCGAGCCAAAGCCCATGAACGAGCGGATCACGAGGCGACGCGCCTCCTCCACCGGGTCGGCGGAGATCTCGTAGGCCCGCTCGAACTCGGCCCGAGCGAAGGGTGTGGCGCGCAGCGCGGCCAGCAGCTCGGGCGCGCGCTCCGAACGCAGGACCTGGAACAGGCCGACCACGTCGTCGTCGAGGTCGTTGTAGACCTCGGCATAGGACCGGGGCTTGCGCAGTAGGACGCTCGCCGCGCCGCCGAACGCCTCGGTGTATAGTCGATGGGCCGGAAAGTGCTGCACGATCCAGGGCGCGAGGCGCCACTTCCCGCCGTGCCAGCGGAGGACGGGGCGGGTTGGCGTCATGCCGCTACCCCTTCGCCGCTCGCCGGGGCGCGCCGCTTCCGACCGGTCGGTTTCCGCCCCTCGCCGAACTTCGCCCAGTCGCGGATCTCGCCGTACGAGACGCCCTTCAGCGCGGTCCAAGCTTCGCGGCACTGCTCCAGCGTGAACATCGCCGTGTGGCAGGTCTCGCGGGTGAGTCCCATGCGGGCGGCGAGGAAGCCGTAGACGCGGACTCGGGCGGCGCGCTGGACGGTCTTGATGCCCTCGGCGTCGAGGCGGCCATATCCACCGGTCCGCGGGGCATCCTTCCAGAGCGGGTCGATCCTGCGGTGATGCAGGAGGATCCGCGCCTCGCGCAGCGCGGCGTCGGCCGGGAACCCGAGCGGCTCCTCGGTGCCGGGATGGCAGCCGACGTACGTGTCCTCGCAGACCGTGCAGGCCCAGATCGGCTTGTCCGCGAGGTCGGGGCGGTGCGGGTAGATTTCGCGGCCGTCGGTGAGGCGCGCGGCGGTCCCGCAGGTCGGGCAGATAGGGGCGGCCATCAGCGGTCGCCCTCCCCGCGCTGGGAGGCGGCGCGCGCGGCGTCCTCGGCCTGGAGGGCGCGGTGCGAGGACACGAGCGACCAGACGGCGCCGGCCAGGGCGAGACCGATGGCGATCCCGATGAAGAGGCTGGGCCAGGACATCAGGCGGCCTCGTCCGAACCGCTGATCGGCCGGACCTGGAAGCACGTCGCCGTGCTCGCCTCTGCCTCGGAGATCAGGGAGCCGTAGCCGAGGAGCGTCTCGACCTTCTCGCCGCGGCGGACCGGGCGGACGGACAGCTCCAGCAGGGTGCCATCCGTGAACCGGACCGCGAACAAGCGGCCGCGTCCCTCGTACCTGGCGCGGCGGCGCTCGTTGATCGTCTCGCGGTGGACGACGCGGCGCTGGGACGATGAGTAGCCGGACCATTCGCCTTCGAGGACGTAGCGGGCCATCAGGCGATGCCCTCCCGCTCGCGCTCGGCCTTCGCCTCGGCCGCCCACGCATCGCGGCGGCGCTGCATCTCGTGGCGGACCGTGAACAGCACGTCCTCGTCGAAGTCGCGATCGGCGACCCACTGGAGGAAGCTGAAGTCGACCTCGGACCAGAGCAGGCCGCGGTTCTTGCCGATGTGGCAGCGGACCTGAAGCGCCGGCTCGCTCGACCAGCGGATGAGGTCCTCCATCGGCGCGAGGGCGAGGAGGTCGCGCAGGTGGTGCGCGGTGACGTAGGCGTCTGGGTAGGCCCGGTGCGCGAGCGCGGCCTGGGCCCGGTCCAAGCCCTCCGGCCGGCGCCAGTAGCGCAGGCCCATGTTCGAGTGCAGCGGCGCGTCCGGCCAGAGCCGAAGGGCGCACTTGTACGTGCAGATCCAGGGCAGGCCGCCGGTCACCTCGTCGGTGAACCACTGCCGCTCGAACTTCGCCGAGTGCGCGGCCAGGGCGACGATCGGCGCGGCCGTCGTCAGAACGCCCGGGAGAACCCGCTCCCACGGGCGCGCGTCCGCCACGTCCTCGTCGACGATGTGGTGCACGGCCGACGTGGCGGGCGTGATCGGGTGGCCCGGGTTCACGAAGGACCACAGGCCGCCCTCGACGCGCCAGCCGGTCGGAGCACCGGCCTCGTCCCGGCCCGCCGCGGCGAGGTCGCACCAGCCCACCTCGCAGACACCGGCCTCGGGCGGCTCGAAACCGGTGGTTTCGAGATCAACGACACGGATCAGCATCACGCGGCCTCCGCCGTTCCGATGGCCAGGAGGGACGCGACGCGGGCGTCGACCTCGCCGAGGAAGGCGCGCACGGCCGCCTCGTCCTTCGCGATCTGCTCGTCGTCGCGGTGGAGGCGCTTCACCCAGAGGCGCAGGGCCGGGGGCACGCTCGGGTGCCAGGAGGCGAAGTCGCACCACTTCCGGCCCGTGCAGGCCATCTGCCAGCGCATCTGCGGCAGGTACTGCTCCGGGATCGTGCCGGAGAGCAGCGTGTCGAGGTGCGTGCGCAGGGTCGGGCACTTGATCTCGACGAGGCCGAGATCGCCCACCAGCCGGTCCGGGCTGGCGCCGGCCATGGCGATGCTCGGGTGCTCGACGAAGCCGATCTGGTCGACGTCGACACCGTGCAGGAAGGCATAGGCGTCGGCGGCCTGCGGCTCACGCTCGGAGCCCTCCAGCATCGGGCCGGTGAGGTAGTGCTGGGTCGTGAGCCCCGTCAGCCGCTCGCCGACGAGCTCCATCAGGTACCGCTCGCGCTCCGCGGTCGGCTTGCCGTCCTTCTTCACGGCGAGGACGTCGTAGATGCGCGAGGCCGTGGCCTTACCGGCCCTCGCATCCAACCATTCGGGAGACCCTTGGATCATCTCAGGCATAGGTCGCGCCCTCCAGCTTTCCACGACGAAGGCGCATCAGAGCTGCGCCGCCACTGATCCCGAGTGCTCTGGCGTATTCGATGACGGGCACGATCCCGGCGTCAGTTTTCACCAAGACTAGACTGGCGCGATTGTGTGCCTGCACTTTCGGCGTTGCCCAGCGCACGTTCCCGGGCTCGTACCCGCGATTCCCGTCGATCCTGTCGAGCGTTGTGCCCGGCGGCCGCTCGCCGATGTGCGCGAAGAACGCCTGGAATGAGTTGATCCACTCGGGATGGACCGTGATCCCCTTCGCTCCGTATCGAGCGAAATCTTTATGGGATGCGTCCAAGCAGCGCCGCTTCATGGATGTCCATGAGCTATACTCAGGCGAGCCGTGCCTGCCGTGTTTCAGGGTGTTCGGAGGGATCTCCCGACGAAGGCAGCCGCAGGACTTGGTCGTGCCAGCCTTCACCCGACCGATGGCGACCTCGGTCTCGGCACCGCACGAGCAGCGGAACAGCCCCATCAGGCGCCCGTCGCTGGAGCGACGCTCGATCTGGCGCACGAAGGTCAGCCGCATATCGGCCATGTCAGCGGCCCTCCTGCTGGCGGGCGCGGTTGGCCACGGTGGTCTTGATGGAGGCGAGGACCTCGTCGAACCGATTGGCCGGCAGGTCTGGCACGCTCTCGACGCCGAAGAAGCGCAGCAGCCGGTCCGGCGGGATCTTGTGCTCGGTGAGCTGCTTGCGGATCTGCTCCGCCTGCTCGTCGCTGATGACGTCGTCGTTGCCGCCGGCCGGCACCCCGTCCGTGTCGTGCGGGTCGTTCGTCAGCGCGATGTTGAACACCTGCAGGACGAGGTAGCGCCGGGCATAGGTGATCGTGGAGCCGATCCCCTGGATGGGGGTCTTGTTGGCCTTGCCCTGGGCGCCGGCGGTGTCGGGCGGGAGGTCGAGGTGATAGGCGCGCTCGTGCCCGGCCTCGTGGGCACAGGTGCAGGTGACCCGGAGGTTGCCCTGGATCGGCGACGGCTCGGTGTCGAACGAGAGCGAGAAGCCGTGCCGGGCGATGATCGGCGCCGTAGCCTTGGCGATGCTCTCCAGGCGGGCGTAGGCGGCGCCGGAATGCGTATTGCGGGCGTCCCGCAGGACGCGTGGCAACTCGGCCTGACAGGCGGACATCGCGGCGTTGAATGCGATGCGCGCGCGCTCGGCCCGGTCCTCGCGCGCCATGACGAGGAACCGCTCGACGCGGTCCGGGTCGATGTTCGGGTCCCGGGCCATCCGCTCGATGATGGACAGGACGGCGGCGCCCTCGGCCGGATGAGCGGCCGGCACCTGCGCAGTGTCGGCGACGGCGATCTCTTGGCGTGCTGCTGACATGGTGCTCACTCTGCGGGGACGGTGACTGGCAGGCCGGCGACGCCGAGCCCGGCGTTGATGGCGGAGGCGAGCATCTCGGCCCGCTCGCGGTCGAGGCTCACTGAGCCGGTCGACAGGATCAGCGCGAACACCGTCCCATCGGCGTCGGCGAGGCCGCGCAGGGTGCTCTCACAGGCGCGGACCGGCGGGCGGATGCCGAGGAAGGTCGCACGGTGCGCCGGCGTCACGGCGCGGGGCTCGCGCATCTCGAAGGGGAGCACGGAGCGGGTCATCACGGCCTCGGTTTGGGTGAAGGGCGGGAGAGTCACAGGCGCCTCCCGGCAGCCCGGAGCCGCGTGCGCGCGTCGGCGAGCACGGTGACGTCGTCGCGCCCGTCGAGGTCGACGCGGGTCTCGGCGGTGAAGAGCGCGACGCCGGCGGCCATGCTGGCGGCCGCGGCCTTCTCCAGCGCCTCCTCCAGGATGAGCTCGACGACCTCGCGCGGCTGGTCGAGGCCGGTCCGGGCGAGGAGGACCTGCAGTTCGCCGACCTGGCCCTCGAGGGTGCGCAGGACGGCGTAAAGCTCGGCGCTGTTGCGCTCGGCCATCCCGTGGGCCGCGACGTGCCGCGGGAGCGCGTGGGCGATCTCGCTGTAGGTCGGCAGGCCGAGCAGGGCGGCCCGCTCGTCCACCGCCGCGATGAAGACCTCCTGGTTGAAGGTCAGAGGCTGGGTCACGCTCAACGGACGCCTCCATCCTGCAGGTTGCCGACGAGGGCGCGGTCCGCACGGAAGGCGGCGAGCTGCTCGCGCATGTCGGCGATCCAGGCGCTGTCCTCGCCCCCGCAGCGCCCGAACGAGCCGAGGTGGCCGTGGTCGAAGGCGCGCAGGAAGCTGGCGACGGCGTCGGCCAGTGCGACGCCGCTCGGAAAGGCGACGGGCTCATGCGCGTCGAGGCTCGCGGCCGGCAGGGCGTGCCGGTGCGCTTCACGGAAGGCGTTCACAGCAGGGCTCCGGTCGGCGACCGGACAGCGGCCGGCGCGAGGGACAGGTCGAGGCGGGTGTCGCGGGCCGGCGGCTCGGTGCAGCCGGTGGCGACGAGAGCCTCGGCGCGCGCGGCGTCCCACCGGCGGCGGTGGTCCTCCATCTCGGCGATCGCCGCGTTGAGGGCCGGGCTCTGGCTCGGGCGGAAGCGGGGGTCGGGCAGGTTCTTGCGACCGGCTTCGCAGCGAGCGGCGAAGCGGGCGAGGCTGGCGGCGCGCGCCTTGGCGGAGTGGGTCGCCATGGTCAGCGGGCGGCTCGGTAAGCGCGGACGTGATCGGCAACGAAGCCGGGCACGAACGGGCCGAGGCCGAGAGCCATGAAGCTCAGGACGCAGCCGGCGATCTGGGCTCCGGCCGAGGCGTGCTGGAGATTGTCGAGGTAGGCGGTGAGCATCTGGGGCTCCATCGGCTCGGTGAGCGGCGATGGGTATAACGTGCCCTATGTGGGCACGAACTACAAGCCCATAATGGGCACAATCGGGATTTTGTTATCCACCTTCATCCACAGGCTGTGCCCAGGCTCCTTGACCTGTTCACGTTCCGTTCTCAACCTGAGGGCGAGCCAACTGGAGGGACCCTGTGGCGCTTACATCCGAGCATGCAGTCCAACCCTATGTCCGCACGAAGAAGGGACGCGTAGGGCCCGACCACATCCGTGCCTGCTCAAGCGCAGATGCCGCGCGGGCGCTGGCTGAGAGGCTGGTGGCCGATGGGATCGCGATAGGCGCAGTCGCGCTGACCCGCACCTGCGATCCGGCGATGGGCGAATACGAGGAGCCGGAAATTCTGGTGACTGTCGGCGCCGTGCCCGGTGGAGAGACGGACCTGCCGTTCTAGTTCAGCGCTGCTGCGTGAAGCGGACGATCGCCGAATATGCGACCTCCTCATCTCTCATCGGGTCGTAAGACCCGGTGGAGACCAGGTCGAACGTTCCGGGGTCGCGCCCGCGATAGATCCTCTTCACGAAAACTCGATCGTCGGGCAGCCACACGACGCAAACCTTGCCCAGCCACTCGTCCGGTACGCCGCGCACGCGCTCGTCGTAGTAGATCAGCCACTGGTCCTCGGCGACGCCCGGCATGGAATCACCCTGAACGCGCACCGCGACGAGGCCGCCAGAGGACCGCGGAGGCCGTTCCGCGCGGTCGATGCCGCCCTGCTCCTCCCCGTGGTAGATGACCCGGCCGCCGGCGCCGACGTCCCCCACGACGGTCACGTCATCGAGCGTGGTGACCAGCGCGCCAGCATCCACGCCGAGCGCCTTTGCTGCGCGCTCGATCCAGACGTCGGACAGACGCCGCGATCCGCCCTCAAGCTTTGCGAGCTGGTTGCGTGTCGTGCCCATGAGGCCGGCGAGATGATCCTGCGACCACCCGCGATCCTGCCTCAGCCGTGCGAGATTATTCGCCATACGGCGATGAGTGCCCAAAGTGGGCTTCTCAGAACAGAGCACAAGGTGGGCACACTTCTCGATTGACCGTGTGCCCATCATGGGCATATACCTTCGGGCATGCAGCTCGACGCCTTCATTCGCGAGAGATCGCTGTCCGACGAGGGGTTCGCCCAGATCCTCGGGGATGACGTGTCGGAGTGGGCGGTTCGGAAGTGGCGATACGGCCAGCGCATTCCGCGCCCCGCCATGCAGCAGCGCATCGCGAAGGCGACCGAAGGCAAGGTCACGCCCAACGACTTCCTCGAAGCCGTCATGGCCTCGGACCAGCGCCGCGAGGAGGCCGCTGCGAAGCGCGCCGCCCAGACCGCGAGCGCCGCGTGATGGGCGCCGATCTCACTGCCGTCCTCGGCACCGATCGTGCGGTCCACACGCACGACGAGGCATGCCGCGTGATCGAAGTCGCGCTTGAGCGCCATGGTGGCCCGTGCCCGCGGGCCTACGCCGACGTTCTGAGCGCCTTCGTCGCGGCTACCGACCACGGCCGCGCCAACCTCTTCCTGGAGATGGCGTACCGGGCCGTCGGAGGCGAGCCGCAGCCGGCCGCTTCCGCTCCGGCTCGCTTCCGCCCGGATCTGACCGAGTGGATGGGTCGAGCTTATGCGCGGCCGCCGCGGCGCCCTGCGGAGGCCCGGCGCTGATGCTCGCGGCACTGTTCTTCCTCCTCAAGCTGATGGTCGTGGTCTCGGTCGGAACGGTCGTCGGCGGCCTGCTCGGCTTCCGGCCGATCATCGCGGCGATCACCGTGCTGCCGGCCCTGCTGATCGGCTGTCGCGCCCTGGCGGTGCTGTGATGAGCGCCGCCCCTCGTCTTTCGCCGCGTGCCCCTGCCGTCGCCAGCGTCGAGGCCTCTGCCTCGGTGGCGGTCTCCTGCCTGGAGCCCACCGTGACCGACGCGAAGAACCTACTGGCCCTTGGCTGTGCCTGCCGCCGCGCTGCGGGCGCGTTCGCGATCCTGGCGTCGCGTCTCGCCATCGAGGTCGAGCGCGGCGAGCATCCGGACACCGGCGCGCCGGCCGAGATGGCGCAGCAGGCCCTCGACCTGGAGCGCGCCGCGCAGCACCTCCAGGCCGAAGCCCAGGACGCCGAGCTTCTCGCGCTGCTCCCGCACCGAGACCGGTTCGCCGACCTGGTGCGCATCGCCCAGGCCATGGACCGCGGCATCAGCTTCGTTCCGGTTGAGCCGGTCGCGGCCCGGTCGGCCAGCCCCGCGGACGTTGTCGTTGTCGGGCAGGACAACGCCGCCTCGCTTCGCGAGCGCGTGAGCCGTGGCATGGCGCGTCTGAAGAGGCGCGCCTGAGATGTCGTTGCCGATCGCCATGGCCGGTTCTACCGTTCTCTTCCGCGAGAACTGTAACGCGTCGGCCGTGCCCTCGTCTTTACTGGCTGTCGCGCGGCTGTGCACAGCTTTCCCCCATCGCAGCGGTCGCAGGCTCACGCCTCCCGCCAGCGAGCGACCCGGCCGAGACCATCGCAAACTCGGACCCTCGGCCGGGTCGTCCCCTCTCCTGCGCGCCCGTCATCGCCTGCAAGCCGGCGGTCGCGCTGTGTGTCGTGCGTACCCTCAAGAACTCCCTCTGCATGTCGGCTCCCTCCGTCCGTGGTCGCAAGTAACCACGGGTGGATTTGCTGATGTGCAAAAGGTTTTTGCGGAAAGCTCAAATGCCAGACGCTGACGTGATCCGGGCGCGTAGCGCCTTCGACGAGCTGTTGCGCCTCGAGATCCGCGGACCAGGCGACACGGCCAACGCCATGCGCCGGATCGCGACGCGCGCCGCCATCCCGTTCGGGAAGCTGTGGGCGCTCCGCTACCGGCCCCCCAAGGAAATCGCCTCGCACATCCTGGCGCGGATCGAGGCCGCCCACGCCGCCGAATGCGAGCGGCAACTCAGGAGGCTCGCCCATGACGTCCAGGTCACCGCCGCCGTCGCTGGCCCTGCGCACCCTGCTGTGCGCGCGGGTGAAGCTCTTCTTCGCGCTGCAGACCGCCCGGCTGAAGGCGCAGCTGCGCGCGTGGCGCGTCCGCTTCGCCAGCCGGTTCAAGCGCTTCCGATGGAACTGAACGACCTGCCGCTGTGGCGGGCCGCGAACGAGGAGGAGTGAACATGGAGCCCTTCAAGCCGACCCACGTCTCTCACAAGCAGGTCGAGGCCCACCCGATCGCGGCGGCCGAGTTCCGGTCGGACGGCTCGGGTCGGATCGCGCTCAAGAGCGGCGCTCTCATCGACGTGCCGGCCGGCTTCGCCTCACGCGGCGCGCCGGCCGAGGGCGACATGCTGGTGCGGTACGAGCCGATCCCGGGCCAGACCGACGGCTACCTCTCGCACTCGCCGCGGATGGTGTTCGAGGCCGGATACGCACCGCTGTCACAGGAGGCTGATGCCCGCGGCGAGCCGGCGCTCACGCTCGGCGAAACGCAGGCGATCGTCGAGACGAAGACGGCGCCCCGCGTCACCGAGGCGTCGATCAAGGCCAAGATCGCGGATGTCGAGTACTTCCGCGTCCGGCACCTGACGATCTGCATCATCACGCTGCGGAACGGCTTCTTCGTCGAGGGGCACAGCGCACCGGCCGCGCCGGAGAACTACGACCAGCAGGTCGGCGAGCGCTACGCCTACGAGAACGCCTTCCGGCAGCTCTGGCCGCTGGAGGGCTATCTGCTCCGCGAGCAGCTCGCGGCGTCCGAGGCTGACCCGGTCCGGGCGGCTTGACCATGTCTGCCGGCGCCTTCGTCACCACCCTGCCGGCGCACTTCGCGACCCTACGCGAGGGCGTCGAGAAGCACGTGCCGTCGACCGCGGCGAACGTGCTGGTGCGGAACGGGCTGATCACGCTCCTCGTGTGGGCCGAGCGGATGGCGGAGATGCTGTCCGAGAAGACGCCGGCGGCAGCGCAGCAGCAGTTCCACGCGCCGCTCGGCGACCGCTCGCCCGTCGTCGAGGAGCCGCGTGTGCCTCGCCACGCCGGCCGCGACCCGCGCCTGCCGGGCAACCGCCCGCACCCCTGAAACGAGAACCGCCCGGCCTGCTGTGGGAGCGGGTGCCGGGCGGTCTGAACCGAATGGGCGTGGTGCCCATCCATGGAGAGAGCAATGGAAGCCACAACAGACGCCGTCGCGCAAGCCGAAGCCGCTGTAGAGCTCGGCATCGAGACCTTGCGCGGCGATATCCGCGACCGGATCCTCGACAACATCTGCCGGCAGATGCCGTGCTGGACCAAGATGTCCGAGCACGAGCAGCGGGTGATGATCAGCCGCTGCGAGGAGATCGCCGGGAAGACGGTGCGCGAGGCCATCGCGGTCGTGGCGCATCAGGGCTTCGACCACCTGGTGGTCTCGACCGGCAAGTGGACCGTGAAGGACGGCCTCAAGCTCGAGGTCGGCGCCTCCGGCTCGGTCGACGACATCACCAAGCTGGCCGAGCACGGCGCAAAGCCGGCGGTCCTCGTCCTGGCCGAGCCAAGCGTCTTCTTCGGCCAGCGCGCCGATGCGGTCGCGGACAAGGACCAGCCCGCCCTCCCGATCGACGAGGATGAGGCCGAGGGGGATGACGAGGACGGCGAGGAAGCCGTCGATCGCTCGCCCCTGCCGGAGCAGCCCGCCCGCGAGACCCGGTCGCGCCGCACGCGCGAACCCGCGGACGCTTGAGCCTGGAGGCGCGCGGTGTCCGAGACCGTCATCATCCGCCTGCCCGGCGCCCCTCGCGGGAAGGGCCGGCACCGCGCGCAGCTCGTCCATCGGGGAGGAGTGGCCCGCATTCACTCCCATCCCGATCAGAAGACCGAGGCCTACGAGAGCGCCCTGCGCCTCGCGGCCGGCGCCGTCATGCGCGGGCGCGCCCTCCTCGCCGGACCGCTGGAGGTCCGGATCTTCGCGACCATGCCGATTCCGGCGAGCTGGTCGAAGCGGAAGCGGCTGGACGCGATCGAGCGCCGCCTGCGGCCCACGACCAAGCCGGACTGGGACAACATCGCCAAGGTCATCGACGCGCTGAACCACGTCGTCTGGGCCGACGACGCGTCCGTGGTCGATGGCCTGGTCCGCAAGTTCTACGGCGAGACGCCCGAGCTGGTGATCCAGGTCACGGCGCTGGAGCCGCAAGCCGTGAGGGCGGCGGCATGACATGGCTCCTGATGAGCGCCAGCCGCATCCTCTACCGCGGCTCCTACGGGCAGGCGCTCGACGCCGCTGAATCCTTCTCGCTCTGCGCGCGGTCGTTCCACCTGGACGGCACCGAGATGGCGCCCCGCCTCGCGCCCGGCGTGCGCCTCGTCCCGGAAGACATGATGCCGGTTCGCCGCCGGAGGGCTGCATGAGCACGCTTCTCGACCTCGACTCGCTCATCGCCGACAAGGTGTTCGAGGCGCAGGGCGATCTCGCCCGCCTTCAGGACCTCTGCGCCGCGCTGACTGCCGGCGCCGGCCTCGCCATCGCGATCGCCGCCGAGGGCGACACCAAGGCTGCGAACGTCCTCTGCGAGGCTGTGGCCGCGCAGGTGTTCGAGTGCGCTGCGACCCACGCCGGACTGGCCCTCACCGCCCGGGGGCTCGCATGACAGTCCGCATCCACGTCGGCGACGTGCGCGAGCAACTCCGCTCGATGCCGGACGCCTTCTTCGACAGCGTCGTGACCAGCCCGCCGTACTGGGGGCTCCGCGACTATGGCGTCGCCGGCCAGATCGGGCTCGAGCGGACGCTGGGCGAGCACCTCGCCGTCATGGTCGACGTGTTCCGCGAGGTCCGGCGCGTGCTCAAGCCGCGCGGCACCCTCTGGCTGAACTACGGCGACTGCTACGCCGCGACGCCGAACGGGCGCGCTGCGGCCGACGTCGTCGGTGACGATCGCACCTTCCGGGACAAGCCCTTCTCGACGGTCGGGCCGGTCTACGAGGCTTCCTACAATCGCTCCCCACGCGGCCACTTCCAGGTCAGCGATCGCCAGTCGCGGATGGAGACGGGCGGTCGCGTGGTCGCTGGCGGCTTCCTGAAGCCGAAGGACCTCTGCATGATCCCGAACCGGCTGGCGATCGCCCTGCAGGACGATGGCTGGTGGGTCCGCTCGGAGATCATCTGGCACAAGCCGAACCCGATGCCGGAGTCGGTCTATGACCGGCCTACGACCGCGCACGAGAAGGTCTGGCTCCTCACCAAGAGCGAGGACTACTTCTACAACCACGAGGCCATCCGCGAGCCGGTGACCGGCGGCGCGCATGTCCGCGCGGCTGCCCGCGGGACCGACACGGGTGTGGGCTGGGGGCGCCTCGACCGCCTGGACCCCGACCAGCAGGACCGCGGGCGGGATCGCGTGAAGCGGCCCGGGCCAAATAGTCGGCAGAACGTCGACCGTACGCCGCGCTCGCGGAAGGGTCCGAAGGACCTCACCCGCGACGAGGCTGGCCTGAAGACCTCAGATCGATTCGGACGCGGCGCAGGATGGCGTGACCAGCCCGGCGTCACGCCGAAGCACGCGGGCGAGGACACGAACGTCAAGGCGAAGGGCTCCTTCCTCGCCTCGGTCACTCAGCTCGTCGAGACCCGCAACGCCCGGAACGTCTGGACGATCGCGCCGAAGGCCTATCGGGAGGCTCACTTCGCCACGTTCCCGCCGGCCCTGGCCGAGCGCTGCATCAAGGCCGGCGTCCCGGTGCAGGCCTGCGGCCTTTGCGGCGCCGCACTTCCGCATCCGCAGTGCGAGGGCCTGTGCCGCTTCGCTGAGCCGGTCGCGGGCCGCGTGCTCGACCCTTTCGGCGGCGCTGGCACGGTTGGCCTCGTCGCCGCCGGTCTCGGCCTGGACGCCACGCTGATCGAGCTCAACCCCGAATACGCGGCGATGTCCGCGCGCCGGATCGGTGCAGCGGCCGAGATCATCGGTCCGCCGGCACCTGTCCCGATGGCGGCGGAGTAGCTGCCATGGCCGTCACCGCAGAGATGATCGACGCCATGGTCGCCGCCGGCATCAGCCCGGAGCAGATCCTCGTCGTCGTTCGCTCCGAACTGGCCCGTGAGCATGTCACGGCCGCCGAGGCGGAGCGGGCGCGCATCGAGGCGAACCGCGAGGGCAACCGCCTCCGGCAGGCCGCCTTCCGGGCCCGGCGTAACGCGCGTAACGGCGAACGTAACGGAAGTAACGCCGATAACGCGAGTAACGGCGTTACGCCCCCTAAAAGGTCCCCCGCACCCCCTAAAACTACACCCCCAGGGGATTCCCCCTCGGACCCTAAAGGGTCCTCTGCCCCCAAGGGGGCGGACCGGCATCGGGGCACCCGCATCCCGGTCGATTTCGGTCTCCGTCCGGAAGCCCGGCAGGCCTGCCTCGATGCTGGCCTCGCCGGCCGAGACGTCGAGGAGGCGCTGGCCGAGTTTCAGGATTTCTGGGTCGGCGTTCCCGGCGCCCGCGGCATGAAGCTCGACTGGCTCGCCACGCTTCGAAACCGCCTCCGCGAATCCACCCGCCGCCAGGTCCGTCCCCGAGACGCCCCGACCCGCCGCGGCACCGGCAACGGCTTCCTCGACGCTCTCCTCGACGACCACGGGGGTTCCCATGACCCAGGTTCCAGCCAGCATCGCGCCGAACACGGAAACGTCCATCGCCTCGCGGCCGGCGGCCGCAACGCGGGCCGGTGACGTGGTGGTCGCGATCTACCGCAACCGCCTAGACCGCAGCGGCGGCTATGGCGTGCCGCCTGCGATCCGGGCGGACCAAGCCCCGACCGCGACGGACCGCGGCGTGATGACGGATCGCCTCGCCGCGCTCCGGGCCGGCCTCTCCGACGGTGAGGATCCGAGGCCTGGACAGGTGGCGAAACGCGACGTCGTCCTGGCGCTGCTGGCCGCGTTCCCGACCTTCGGCGTGGCTGCCGACGGTGCCCGGGCCACGGCGAACCTCTATGTCCGAGCCCTCGCCGAGCTGCCCACGTGGGCCGTTCGTGAGGCGGCCGCTCGCTTCCTCGGGGGCAAGACCCTGCTCCCGTGGACCGGTGAGCGCTGCCCGACGCCGCCGCAGCTCGCCGCGGAGACGAGGCGGTCGCTCGACGAGATCCACGCCGAGATCGCCGGGCTGGTGGAGGTCCTCAACGCGGTGCCGTACCGGCCAATCTCGGATGCCGAGCGCCAGAAGGTGCTCGACGACATCGCGGCTGCGCCGAACAGCCTGCTCATCGCCGGCGGGACGGAGCGCGGCACCTCACCGCCGATCCCCCGCCCCTCCGACGCCGAGATCGTGGCGCCGCTCCGCACCCTGGACGTCTCGCACCTCATGGCAAGCCTCGACCGCAAGCGGGTGCTGGCATGAGCAAGCGCCCCGACATCTGGAAGGCGGAGCTTCATCGCCGCGAGGCGGAGCGGCGCGCGGCTGAGGAGGCTGCGGAGCGAGCGGCGAAGGGAGGTGTCGACCGGACCTGCGCGTCCTGCGGGGTGTTCGGCGCCTCGTTCGGCTTCGGCGTCTTCCGGAATCGCAGCGACGGCATGTGGTCGTGCGCCGATCCGGACTGCCGCGCGATCGTCGAGGCGCGCGTGGCGGTGCCTCCGATGCCGGCCGCGCCCGCCCGGGCCAATCCGCCGGCGGCTGACCTGTTCGGCCGCTCGGCCGCGTAGGGAGAGCGCGTACCCGGTGCTGATGGCGAACCCGCTGAGGATCGAAGGCCCGGACCCGCCGGCCATGACGTGCGCGGAAGAATGAGGTCAGCCCATGAATCGTATCGCCGTCAGCCCAGGAGACCGCTTTGGCTTGTTCACGGCCGTCGCTCCTCGGCCTCGTGATCCAAAATCCAGCCTTCAGCGGTTCTTGTTCCGGTGCACCTGCGGCGTCGAGAAAGACCTGCGCGTGCGCGATGTCGTGCGAGGCATGACGAAGAGTTGCGGCTGTTCACGCCGCGGATCCGGCAACGGCAAGTTCCGCCACGGGCTCTCAAGAACATCCGAGTACGGCATCTGGCGCCATATGATCCAGCGCTGCACCGACCCTGAGGATGCTGCGTACTGCAACTATGGCGCCCGCGGCATTTGCGTATGCGAGCGTTGGGCCGCATCGGTGGACAACTTCATTGCTGATATGGGGCTGCGACCGTCTTCTGATCATAGTCTGGAGCGCGTGAACAACGACGGGAACTATGAGCCGGGCAACTGCCGGTGGGCCACGTGGTCAGAGCAGATGCGCAACACGCGCGCTAACAGGTTCGTCGACCACAACGGCGAGCACATGCTTCTTCTGGACGCCTGCGAACAGGCGCCCGTTTCGACCGCCACCGTCCGCCAGCGTCTGGTCGCCGGGTGGGATCCTCATCGGGCGCTCACGACTCCACGAGATGAATCGAAGGTCAGAGAGCGTTCCGTTCGCGCCGGCTGATGTGGAGCGGTGGCTGGTGGCGGCGTTCATGGCCTTCACCAGCTCGGGCATCTTCAGCGTCCGCCCGAACCGGCTGCAGCCGAACGACCCGCAGGAGATGCGGGCGACCTTCGATTGGATCGTGTTCTCCGCCGAGATCCTGGGCGCGGCCAGCCCGGAGCGGATCGCGCTCCTCACCTGGGCCCGGGCCAAGGCGCGGCGCCGGATCCGGCGACACCGTCGGCTCCGGCTGCTGCGGGAGGTCCCCGGGGGCACCGTCACCGATTACTGCAGCGAGGTCGGCGTCCAGCGGCGCACCTTCGACCGGCGCCGGAAGCGCGCCTGCCACCGCCTCGCCGATGCCTGGAACGCAAAGGTCACGGGCAAGCAGGAGTGACGCAGGCATAGATCACGCTTGCGTGTGTCCAAAAACGGGACGCAGATCAGGTGTCACGGATCGACGGAAGGTCGACCGCCTCAAGGGGCACCACCGTGGCAGCGTCCAGGACCAAGGCCATCACCCTCGCCGGCTCGCCGGCCACCCACACCCACGTGCGCGCGGCCAAGCCGGAGCGGCGCCGGGATCCGCGCGGCGATCGGTACGACCACGCCGGCGCCTTCGACCCGCGCACCGACCTGTCGAAGCCGGTCCGGGGCAAGCGGGGCCCGATCGAGACCGCGGCCGTCGCGGTCGACGATCCCTGGACCCCGGGCGGCCGTAGCCTCGCCGCTGTCAACCGCCGGGTCGACGTGCTGGAGATGGAACGCTCGCACGGGCGCCTCACCGTCTCGCAGTACGAGGTCGGGCGCCAGGTCCAAGCGATCTTCGAGCGCGCCTCCGGCGCCAGGCTCGGCTCCATGGACTTCGGGGTGCGCGGCTCGAAGGACATGACCATCGCTCACGAGCTGTCGGTCATCTACGCGATCGACGACGCCCGGCTGGTGGCGAAGCTGAAGGACAAGGTCGTCCGCGCCGTCGGCGTCCCCGGGGCGCGATTCCTCCACGAGGTCCTCACCGGCCGGCAGACCTTCGCGCAGTTCGCCGAGGCCCGCGGCAAGGGCGGCGACCGCGGCACCGCGTACATCGCGGAGCACTTCCGGATCCTGATGGAGAACCTCGACGAGGACTTCGCGGCCGAGGGCGTGGCGAATGTGCAGGAGCGGTTCTTCCAGGGCCAGAAGACCGGCGAGGAGACCGACGCGCGCGGGCGAGCTGTCCCGGCCGGCCACGGGCAGTACTGGGGCGCCGAGGAAGCGCGCTACGCCCCGCAGGCCAAGCCGGACGTCCAGCGAGCCATCGCGGGTCGCGGGCGGGTGCGGGACATCGTGGCGGCGCGCTGCCGGGTCGGCGGGGAGGCCTGACAGCGTGTGCAGCGGCCACCTCACGGTCTATCCGCCGCTCGGGATGCGGCGGGTGGAACGGCCGCGCGTCCGGTACGAGCGCCTCAACCGCTTCGCGGCCGACCGGATGCTGGCCGCGCGGTCGCCGGCCGCGCACCGCTTCTGGAAGCGCGTCTCCGATTCCACGGTGACCGTCGAGGCGACCTGGGTACGAGACGAGGCGTTCTATGCCGCGTGGCGACGGGCGAACGGGATGGATCCTTGACCCGTCGGGCGAAAACCGGCATTCCGTTCAAGTCGCGAGACGCACGCCCGGGGCTGAAAAGCCGCCGGGCGTTTGCATGTCCGCGTTGGAATGTAGCTCAGTCGGTAGAGCGCCCCGCTGTTAACGGGGTGGTCGCAGGTTCGAGCCCTGCCGTTCCAGCCATCTCTTCGAACCCGCTCAACAGCTTAGGCGTTGCCCCGTGAGACGCGGGCGGTGTTCCATGTCATGATCGGTCCCCGATGAGCGCCCACGCTATCGTCACCGCGATCGAGGAGGAGAGCCTCGCGCTCTGCCGCCTGCGCGCGACCGGGCGCCAGGACGTCGACCTCGCCGCGCGCGACCATCACTGCCGGCGCATCCGGTCGTTGATCCGCCAGCTTCGGCCGCTGATCGGGACCGTCGAGAAGCGTACCTTCGGCCTGTCCGGACAGAGCGAGAAGGGCAAGCCGTTCACCGTCGCGAGGCGGCGCCGGGCGGCCTGATTTCGAGGCCATTTCCAAGGTCTCCTGAGATCTTGGAAATATCGGCCATTTAGACGCTAAAACGTCAACAAATACAGAGGCTTGCAGGTGGTTTCGGGCTCACGCCGTGTGGGCCGCCAGCGGGCCCGGAATAAAATCCAGACCGAGACGAAGGCAGCCAGCGCCGTCCGGGCGCTCGGTTACCTGCGGGTCTCGACGGAAGAGCAGGCCGCGACCGGCCACGGGCTTGAGGCGCAGGAGAAGGCGGTCCGCTCCTTCGCCGAGAGCCAGGGCTACGAGCTGATCGAGGTCCTCACCGACCCAGGCGTCTCGGGCGCAACCCGGCCGGCAGATCGCCCCGCCTTCGGGCAGGCGCTGGAGCTCGCCGCGGCCAAGGCCTTCGACGTGCTGCTGGTGGCGAAGATCGACCGGCTGTCCCGCGACATCCGCCACGCCATGACGACGGTCTCGGATCTCGCCGAGCAGCACGAGGTCGCCTTCCGGTCGGTCACGGAATCGGTGATCGACACCTCGAACCCGATGGGGCGGACCTTCTTCGCGATCTTCGCCGGCATGGCGGAGAACGAGCGGTTCGTGATCCGGGACCGGACCGCCGGCGGCCGGGTGGCCAAGGCGGGCAAGGGCGGCTTTGCCGGGGGCCAGGCGCCCTACGGCTACACGAAGGATCTGGAAGGCGGCCTCCGGGTCGTCCCGGAGCAGGCGCGCATCGTCCGCCGGATCTACCAGGAGCGCCGCCGGAAGCGGACGCTCCAGGCCATCGCCGACGGCTTGAACGCCGAGGGCATCCCGGCGCCGAAGGGCGGCCGCTGGGCCGTCTCCACGGTCGCGTACGTGACCGACAACCCGAAATATCGCGGCGCGATCGAGTATCTGTTCCGCTGGAACGGGACCGAGACGCACGTCCTGCAGCCGGGCGCCCACGCCGCGATCATCGGCTGACGAAAGACCCACATGAACGTGCACTTCCAGGCCGCCGCTCACCGCGCGCGGGTCGACGCCCTGTGGAACCTGATCGCGCCGAAGCGCATCGCGGCCATCCGCTACCTGCCGAACGCCATCGAGATCCTGCACCCGACCAAGGGCTGGCGCCGCATCTCGCACAAGCGCCTCGGCATCGCGTGACCGCGCGCCCGGACTTCACCCCGGCCGACGCGGACCGGGCGCTCCGCCACGCGCAGCGCCTCCAGCGCGACCCGGCGGCCCAGGCCTACGGCGACCATCTCCGCCGCCAGGGCCTGATCCCGGCGCCGGTCCAGCTCCCAGCCGAGACCCCGTTCGACGAGGCCCGGGCCGGCGAGTTCGAGGTCCGCCGCTCCATGGCGATGCTGCGGGCCCGGTCATGCTGAAGCGCCTCGTCCTCCGTTGGCTGCTCCGCGGCGAGCCGGCCGCGCCCGCGCCGATCGTCCACCGCGGCGAGCGCGTTCTGTCGACCGGCTCCGACCTCGGCGCGCCGGCCGGCCCAGTCCCGAAGCTGTCCTACGACGAGGCGCTCCGGTGCTTCGGCGTCCACCAGGGGAGATGAGCATGTCCGTCGTTGCCGGTGTCATCGGCGGCATCGCCGCCCTCGTCGCGCTCGCGGCCGCCGCCGGTGTGGCGATCCTGATCCTGTCCGTGATCGCGAAGGGCTACGAGCACTGATGCCCCGCCTCTGCGCGGCCATCCTGCTCGCCGGGATCGCTGCGGCGGCCCTTCGCCCCCGGCGCCCGGCCGCCTTCGTGATGATCCGGCCCGCCCTCCCCGATGACGTCCGCGTGTCGGCCGAGCGCCTCACGCTCCTGTTCGGCGACATGCCGTCCCGGGCGGTGCACTGATGCTGCGGCTCTGCTCGCTCGTCTGGCTGGCGATGGCCGGCTGGGTGCTGTTCGACGGCGGCCAGCACGCCGATTTCCAGTTCGACCTCCTGATGTCCGGCCTCTTCACGGTCGGCGCCGAGGTCCGAGAGGCCCGGTCGTGAAGGGCGTCGTCGGCTTCCGGCACCTCGCCGGCATCGTCCTGGTGCTCGTCGCCGGCTGGGCCTGGGTGTGGGTGTTCGACCGCCCCGCGCAGGCCGCCTCCTCCGGCTTCCTGGCTGGCGCCCTCGCCTGCCCGGCCGGTGTCGAGGGCCCGGACTGCACCCGCGAGACCGCGCTCGACGTGCTCACCCAGCCGGTGGCGCTGGTCACCGAGTGCCCGATGGTCGGCACGCTGCTGGCCACGCATCTGAGCCTGCCCGCCGGTGGGACGCACAAGACGTTCTGCGAGCGGCGGAAGGGCTGATGCTGGCTCGCCCTCGCCCGCCGGAGCGGCTGCTCGGACAGGAAGGCGCGCTCACGGCGCTCCCGTTCGAGCCCGCCCCCGAGTTGGAGACCTGGGCCCGGGCCGCCTTCATCAGCGAGGACGCGGTGGTGCTGAACGAGGAGCACGCGCACCTCCGCGAGGCGACGCTCGGCTTCATGTGGACGTCCGTGCCGAACGCGCGCGGCGGGAACGGTGTCGTCGGACAGGCCGAGATCCCGTCCATCCAGGGCGGGAAGTGGGCCCGGGCCCGGTTCTTCCAGCAGGTCGAGGCGTGGTTCGGCCTCGTCCCGGACTTCATGATCACGCTCGACGCCGGCTTCGCGGACCAGGCCGACGACGCCACGTTCTGCTCCCTCGTCGAGCACGAGCTCTACCACTGCGCCCAGGCGAAGGACGCGTTCGGCGCCCCGCGGTTCTCGAAGGCGTCGGGCCGGCCGATCTTCACGATGCGCGGCCACGACGTCGAGGAGTTCGTCGGCGTCGTCGCCCGCTACGGCGTCGGCGCGGCGGCGGGCCAGACCGCGGCGCTGGTCGAGGCGGCCAACCGGCCCCCGATCGTGTGCGAGGCGGACATCGTCGGCGCGTGCGGCACCTGCGGCCGGCGCGTCTGAGATTGACCCAGCGTTGACGGATTCGCGGCCGTGACCACGCTCCCGGATGAGGTGAAAACCTTCATCGTCCAACAGCTTGCGTGCTTCGACGCCCCCTCGGCGGTGGTGTCGGCCGTCAAGGACGAGTTCGCCGTGTCCGTAACGCGGCAGGCGGTCGAGGCCTACGACCCGAACAAGGTCCAGGGGCAGCGGCTCTCGGAGGAGCTGAAGGCTCTCTTCGCCGCGACGCGCGAGCGCTTCCTCGCAGACCAGGCCGCGATCGGCGTGTCGCACCGGATGGTGCGGCTCCGGCGCCTGGATCGCATGGTCAACAAGGCCGAGGCGCAGGGCAACATGAGCTTGGCGGCGAACCTCCTGGAGCAGGCTGCTCGGGAGTGCGGCGACGCCTTCACCAACAAGCGCCAGAACGAGGTCAGCGGGAAGGATGGCCAGCCCCTCCTCGCCGGCGGCATCGCCGTCACCTTCATCGACGGCCCCGGCAAACCAAGCTGAGTTCCCGCGCAAGCTGGCGTTCCTGTTCCAGCCGAAGCGGTACAAGATCGCGAAGGGCGGTCGCGGCGGAGGGAAATCCTGGGCGTTTGCCCGTGCGCTCCTGATCCTCGGAGCCTCGAAGAAGCTCCGCATCCTCTGTGCCCGCGAGTTCCAGAATTCGACCGCGGACAGCGTGCACGCGCTGCTGAAGGACCAGGCGGACAAGCTGGGACTCGGCGCCTTCTACGAGGTGCAGCAAACCCGGATCATCGGGGCGAACGGCACCGAGTTCTCGTTCGAAGGGCTCCGGCACAACGTCACGAAGATCAAGTCCTACGAGGGCGTCGACATCTGCTGGGTCGAGGAGGCCCGCACGGTGTCGAAGTCGTCGTGGGACACACTCATCCCGACGATCCGCAAGCCGGGCTCCGAGATCTGGATCAGCTTCAACCCGGAGCTGGCCGAGGACGAGACGTACAAGCGGTTCGTCACGCACCCGCCGACGAACTCGGAAGTCGCGACCATCAACTGGTACGACAATCCGTGGTTTCCGGAGGAGCTGCAGCAGGAGGCGAAGGACCTCCTGGCCCGGGACCCGGTCGGTTACGAGACCGTCTGGGAGGGCCACTGCAAGCAGGTCCTCGACGGCGCGATCTACACCCACGAGATCCTGGCCGCGACGCGGGCAGGCCGGTTCCGGAAGGTCCCCTTCGACCCGTCGAAACGGGTGCACACGTTCTGGGATCTGGGCCGGGCCGACAAGACGAGCATCTGGTTCGCCCAGATCGTCGGCTTCGAGTTCCGGCTGATCGACTTCTACGAGAACCGCGGCTTCGCGCTCGGTCACTACCTGGAGATGCTCACGCAGCGGGCCGCAGACTGCGGGTACGTCTACGGGGAGCACTGGCTCCCGCACGACGCGCAGAACGAGCTCCTCGCCTCGGAGCGCACGATCGAGCAGCAGATGTGGGCCGCCGGGCACGAGGTGCGGATCACACCGAAGCTCTCGGTCGCCGCCGGCATCGACGCGGCTCGGCAGGTGTTCGCGCGGTGCTTCTTCGACGAGGACCGCTGCGCTGACGGGCTCCAGGCGCTCCGGAACTACCGGTACGACGTCGACCCCGACACGCAGGCCTTCTCGAAGAACCCACTGCACGACTGGGCGAGCCACGCGGCCGACGCCTTCCGCTACTTCGCCGTCGCGATCGCCGAGCCTCGCCCGGACGACCCGCCGCCGGAAACCCCGAACGACCGCTACGACCGGCGCCGCCGACGCGAGCGTGCTGAGACCACCGAAGGCTCCGGATGGGCGCAATGACCGATACCGACGACGCTCCGCTGTCGCCGGAGGAGCAGGCGCGCCATCAGGCCGACCTCGACGCGGCCGCGCTGTTCCGGAAGCTTCGCACGTGGTTCCGGGCCGACCGCGAGGCCTCCTCGGAGTGGCGCGCGGAGGCCCGCGAGGACTTCGACTTCGTCGCCGGCCATCAGTGGTCTGCGCAGGATGAGGCCGCGCTTCGCGAGCAGGGCCGTCCGCCGATCTCCTTCAACCGCATCCTGCCGGTGATCCGGGCTGTCGCCGGTTCCGAGGTCAGCACCCGCCAGGACATCCAGTACCTGCCCCGCCAGATCGGCGATGCGGCGCTGAACGAGGTGCTCACCGAGGCCTCCCGCTACCTCGCCGACGAGGCGGACGCGGAGGACGAGGAGAGCGATGCCTTCATCGACGCGGTGACCTGCGGCGTCGGCGTCGTAGAGATGCGCCTCGATTACGAGACCAACCCGGACGGCGATTACGTCGAGGACCGGGTGAACCCCCTGGAGATGTTCTGGGACGCCTCGGCCACGAAGCGCAACCTGTCGGACGCACGGCGCGTCTGGCGGGCGAAGTCGATGGACCGGGCCGAGGCCGAGAGCCTGTTCCCGGACGTCGACCCGGCCGACCTGGATGCAGCCTGGGCCGAGGACCGCGACGGAGGCGAGCCGCACCATCAGATCCAGCCGGGTGAGCGACGCTCGGACCGGCTCGGCGATACCGACCAGACCGGCGGCACGAAGCGCGTCACCATCGTCGAGTGCCAGTGGTGGGAGCGGGTGCGGGTCGCGGTGGTGATCGACCCGCAGAGCCAGCAGCTGATCGAGATGGATCCGGCCAAGGCGAAGGTGCTTATGGAGCGTGCCGAGCTGGTCGGCATGCCGGTGCAGGTGTTCCACCGGATGACGCGGAAGTACCGCCGCGCCTTCCTCGGCAACATCATCCTGGGATCGGTCGGTGACGCGCCGGCGGGCGACCGCTTCAGCTACGCCTTCCTGACCGGCGACCGGGACCAGAACCGCGGCTCCTGGTTCGGCATCGTGCGGCCGATGCGCGACCCGCAGCGCTTCGCCAACAAGTGGCTGTCGCAGACCATCGACATGCTGAACCGGCAGGCTAAGGGCGGCTACTTCGCCGAGACCTCGGCCGTGAAGGATCAGGCGGCTTTCGAGCGCACCGCGGCCAAGTCCGGCGCGGTCACCTTCGTGAACCCGGGTTCGCTCCGCACCGGCGCGATCAAGGAGAAGCCGCTGCCCGTGATGCCCGCCGGTCACTGGCAGCTCATGGAGTTCGCGATCAACTCCATCCGGGACTCCTCCGGCGTGAACATGGAGCTGCTCGGCCAGCAGCAGAACCAGCAGGCCGGCGTGCTGGAGTACCAGCGCAAGCAGGCGGCGATGAACATCCTCGCCACCATGTTCAACGCCCTGCGCCGGGCCCGGAAGCACATCGGCCGGGTGCGGCTCCACTTCATCCAGACCTACCTTTCGGACGGGCGCCTCGTGCGCATCACGGGACAGGCCGGCCAACAGGTGATCCCGCTCCTCCGCGACAAGACCGCGGGTGATTACGACGTGGTGATCGACGAGGCGCCGTCCTCGCCGAACCAGCAGCAGGTGGTGTGGCAGACCTTCGTGTCAGTGCTCCCGATCGTCCGAGACATGATCACGCCGCAGGTGCTCCTCGAGGTGCTGCCATACTCGCCGTTCCCGGACAGCTTCGTCGCGAAGATGCGCGAGCTGCTCGCGAGCCAGCAGCAGGATCCGGAGGCTCAGCAGCGGCAGCAGATCGCCCTGCAGGAGGCCCTCACGAAGATCGAGGAGACCGCGGCCGGCGCCGACCTGAAGCGCGCGCAGGCCCAGCACCAGCGTTCGCTCAGCCAGTACGACCAGGTCGACACGGTCGGGCGCACGCTGGAGATCGCGCACGGCCACGCGCAGGTGATGCAGGAGCGTCGGAACACCGCCGCGCCGCATCAGCACGGCGGCCCAGCCCCGACGCCGATTCCCGTCGACCGGCCGCCGTTCAACGCCTTGCCCGCGGCCGCCGCGCCGGGACCCCTGCTCTATCCGGTCCAGCCGAGCTTCTAAGCCATGCGCCTCGTCGAGCTTCGTACCTTTACCGGCGATCCGGCGGTGAAGGGCGACCCCGTGTTCGTGGCCCCCGACAACGTGGGCATGATCGCGATTGCGATGACCGACCCGCCCGCCGCCGAGGTGTGGCTGAAGGTCGGCACCCCGATGCTGATGGTCGACGGCTCGGCGCGGGCCGTCTCCGAGCTGCTCGCCGAGGGCAAGGTCGACCGCCTGCCCGCCCCGCTCAAGCCGATCGCCGAACCGCGGCGCCCCCGCGCCGACGGGATGACCTGGCGCACCTGACCCCTTCCGCCCGGCCGGCGCGTCAGACCGGCCTTCCGTCCCATCACGTCACGAGGACCTGGACCACATGATCGACAGCGATTTCTCCGCCCCCATCGACTCCGACGACGCCTTCTCCGCCGAGGAGCAGGCCGCATGGGATGCCATGCGCAGCGGCGCGACCGATCTGGAGCCTCTGGCTGGCTCGACGGTCGCCCCCGCTCCTGCCGCCGCTCCCGAGGGTGCCCCGGCCCCAGCCGGTGAGGCTGCCGCGCCCGGCGAGGTCGTGGATCCGGATGCCGAGGATGCCGACGATCCCGAGAAGAACCGCGGCCGGTTCGTACGGCATGGTGCGTTCCATAAGGAGCGTGAGGCTCGCAAGACGGCCCAGCGCCAACTCAGCGAGCTGCAGGAGAAGTTCGCCCGCGGCGACGAGCGCCTGCGCATCCTGTCCGAGGCGATGCAGCGCCCCGCCGCCCCGGCCCAGCCGGCGGCCGCCGCTGAGCCCGCCAAGGTACCGGATCCGAACGAGGATATCTTCGGCTACGCGAAGTACCTCGAGGAGCAAATCCAGGCGATCCGCACCGGCCAGACCCAGCTTACCGAGACCCAGAAGAAGGCCGAGGAGGACCGTAGGGCCGCGGACGAGCGAAACGACGTGATCGGCTTCTACCGCCAGGACCTCCAGCGCGCCGTCACCGCCGACGCGACGATCTCGGACGCCTACCAGCACCTGTTCTCGGGTCGCGTGGCCGAGCTGCAGCTCGTCGGCATGTCGGAGGCCGAGGCGGTTCAGACCGTGCGGGAGGAGGAGTTCAACCTCGCCCAGACGGCCCGTCAGCGCGGCCAGTCGCCGGCCGCCCTGATCGCCGCGCTGGCCAAGAGCCGTGGGTTCGCCCCGAAGGCTGCGGAGGCCGCTCCTGCCGCCGCGCCGTCCGAGACCGCAGCGGAGAAGGCTGCCCGCGTCGAGGCTGGCCAGAAGGGCCCCGGCATGTCGCTGTCGGCTGCCGGCGGGTCGCCGGCGGGTGAGGTCACAGCCGAGATGCTGGCCAACATGTCCGACGAGGAGTTCTCGGCCTTCCAGAAGGCCAATGGGCGGAAGCTCCGCCAGCTCATGGGCGCCTGATCAAACCGCGGCGCGCGGGACCGCTCGCGCGCCGCACCTTTACTGTTGACCCGACGGGCGAACACGCTCAAAGGACTACCGCCGCGAGACGCGCGGGCCTAGCCGGCCCCGTCTGCGAGCATCCCCAGTTTCCGACAGGTCGACGCGCTGCACCCTGCTGTTCTCCAGCGGGGCGCTTCCGCACGTCAGCCTGTCGTCCGCCTGATCGCACGTCACGCGATCCGCACGGCCGCGTCACAGCCTCCGTCCGCGCCACGTCACGGCGCCCGTCCGACCACCGTCCCCAGCGGTCACCCGGGGCCCGGCTTTCGTCTGCCCGCGACGTGACGCGCGGCACGAACCTTCCCGTATCCCCCGATTTCAAGGATCCCCGTCATGGGTGTGACCGCTTATGCGCTGAACGACGCGCTGGCGGCGAAGCTCTGGTCGAAGAGCCTCTCCGTCGAAGCCACCAAGGCCCTCGATATCGCCCCGCTGTTCGGCGAGTCGGCCAAGTCCGTCATCCAGATCAAGACCGAGACCCAGAAGGGTGTCGGCGACAAGGTCACGTTCGGCCTGCGCATGCAGCTCGCCGGCAACGGCTTCACCTCGTCCGACCGCGCCGAGGGCAATGGCGAGCAGCTCTCGACCATGTCCGACGCGATCACCATCGACGAGCTCGGCAACGTCGTGGGCATCCGCTCGAAGTTCACGATCGACCAGCAGCGCGTGCCGTTCAACCTGCGCGACGAGGCCAAGGACGGCCTGTCCGACTGGTTCCAGCTCCGCACCTCGGTGTCGTTCTTCAACCACGCCTGCGGCTTCACCCCGGCGAACGTGGTGCAGGTCGACGGCTCCGGTGGCGTGAAGTTCACCGGCAACAACGTCGTGACCGCGGCCACCCGGGTGATCCGTCCGAACGGCAAGGCCAACGACGGTGCCCTCGGTGCCGGTGACGGCCTCACCCTGGCGCAGATCGACGCCGCGGTGGAGATCGCCAAGACCGGCGGCGCCGCCGGTGCGCCGAAGATGCGTCCGGTCAAGATCGACGGCATGGGCGAGATGTGGGTGATGTACATCCACCCGACCCAGGTGACCCAGCTCCGGATCAACGCCGGTGCGGGCCAGTGGCTCGACATCCAGAAGGCCGCGATGCAGGGCGGCGAGATCACCAAGAACCCGATCTTCGACGGGTCGCTCGGTGTCTACAACAACGTCATCCTGCGCGAGTCCCAGCAGGTCACCCTCGGCGTCGCTCCCGACGGCAAGACCATCCTGCCGAACGTCCGGCGCGCGGTCCTGCTCGGCGCCCAGGCCGTCACGGCGGCCTTCGGCAAGGGTGGCGGCCCCGAGAAGTTCCGCTGGAACGAGGAGCTGTACGACCACAAGCGCGAGCTCGAGGTCTCGGCCTGGGCGATCTGGGGCATCAAGAAGACGACCTACAACGGCGTCGACTTCGCCGTGATCGTCATCCCGACCTACGCCGTCAACGCCGGCTGATCGGCCTCCCTCCCCGCATGAACCCCGCCCGCGGCCCTGACCGGCTGCGGGCTCCTCTGCCCATGCGCGTGAGCCGTCCGGCTGCGCGTCCATCTTCGAGAGGGGCCTGACATGGCCACCAACACCAGCCCGACCAAGCCGGCGGTGCGCTCGCTCCTGCACGGGCAGGTCGGCGAGATCCGCACCACCGTCACGTTCAACGACGTCAGCCGCCCGATGTCCGCCGCCTTCCCGGCCGGCGCGCAGATCCTGTCCACGGTCATCACCGTGACGCAGGCCTTCAACGGCGGCACCAACGCCCTCACCGTCGGCTCCGCGCCGGGCGGCAACGACCTCGTCGCCGCGGCCGATTCCGCGGTCGGCGCGGCCGGCGTGAAGCGCCCCGACACCGCCACCGCCCTCGGCCGCCTGGCCGCCGACACGGTGCCGTACGTCGGCTACGCCCAGACCGGCGCCGCTGCGACGCAGGGCTCGGCCGAGGTCGTCTTCACGTACGCCGCGCCGCGCGCCTGATGCGCGGCTCGATGCTGCTGCACCTCGCTGCGGCGGCCTTGGCGGCGGAGGCAGAGCAGCCCCCGCCGTCGCCCTCGAAGACGGAGACGATGCCCGATGCCGACACAGGACGGGCGGCCGACGCTCGCCGATCTGTACGCGGAGATCGCGGACGACATCGAGCGCGCGGACCTCGGCCCGCAGATCGCGACCGCCGTTGACCGGGCGATCCGGTTCTTCCAGCCGGACCGCTTCTTCTTCAACGACGGCTACGTGACGTTCCAGACTATCCCGGGGTCGGACGTCTACGCATCCGGCGATGCCAGCGGCATCCCCGACCTGCTGGCGATCGACAGCGTGGTGATGCTCGACGGTTCAACCCCGACCGTCCTGCGGCGCATCGACGAGGCCTCGATCGAGGGGGCGGACCAGCCCGAGAGCCAGTCTCAGCCCTGCGCCTACTCGTATTTCGAGCGGTCCCTGCGCCTGTGGCCAATGCCGTCCGACATCTGGACGATCCGGCTCATGGCGCATGTCCGCCTGCCGGCGCCAGCGCTCGACGAGGCCAACGCCTGGACGGACGAGGCCTCTGGCCTGATCGCGGCCCGGGCGAAGTGGCACCTCGCGCTGAACAGCCTGCGCAGCGCGCCGATGGCGCAGATGCAGGCCCAGATCGTCGACGACGAGCTGCGGGCGCTCCGCGGGCGATCGAACGCCATCGCCTCCACCGGCCAGATCCAGGCCTACGACCTCTGAGGCGCCCATGGCCGTCGAGATCACAGACTACCCGAGCCTGTCGGCCGCGTTCGAGAACTACCTCGCCCGCACCGATCTGACCGAGTTCCTGCCCTACTTCGTGCGCGTCACGGAGGCGTGGCTGAACCGGCAGCTCCGCACCCGGGAGATGATGGCCACCGCCGGCCTGCTCGGGGTCGACGGCACGCCTGGGTACGCGATCCCGGCCGACTATCTGGAGTGGATCGCGCTCCAGTGGTCCTCGGCCGACCTCTCGCGGGTGCAGATGCTGCGCTACGTCGAGCCGGACAGCCCGGAGTTCCGGCACCGGTTCCGGCCGAACGGCGACCCGCAGTACTTCACCGTGCTCGGCGACCAGGTGCAGACCCGCTCACTCCAGCCGGGCAAGGTCAGCCTGACCTATTACCGGCAGATCCCGGCGCTCTCCGCCGCGGCGCCGACGAACTGGCTCCTGACCAAGGCGCCGGAGCTGTACCTCTACGGCGTTATGGCCGAGGCCTACCGCTTCCAGAAGGACGAGGCCCGGAACCAGAAGTGGCTCGCTGACGGCATGGCGTTCCTCCAGGCGCTGATGGGCCAGGGCGACTCCCAGAAGACGGGCGGGCGCCCACGCCGCGCGGCCGAGGATCAGGCCGAGGCCACCGCCCGCGACACGCCGAACTAAGCCGTGCCCGATCCGATCAAGCTGGCGCCGTTCGCGCCTGACACGGCCTCGGTCGACGCCGCGGTCTCGGCGGTCGCGACCAACGTGGTGCCGCGCTCGGACGGCTACGGCCCGGTGCTGGCGCCGGTACCGCTGTCGCTCGCCCTGCCGGCGGAGTGCCGCGGCGCGATCGCGGTGTTCTCCCCGACCTACAACTTCCCGATCTACGTGGCCGGCACGTCGAAGGGCCTGTTCGTCTACAAGACGACGGATCAGGCGTGGCACGAGGTGACGAACCCGAGCACCTCCTACAGCGTGCCGCCCGGGGACTACTGGTCCTTCGCCGTCTACGGCACCCTGCTGCTCGCCTGCTCAGCCGGTACCCCGGTGCAGAAGGCGACGATTGACGTGCTCCAGGCCGGCACGCAGCCGTTCGCGGACCTCGGCGGCGGCCCGCCCCGGGCCCGGCACATGGGCGTCGTCGGCGACTTCCTGGTGCTCGCCGGCCTGCCCGACACGCCGCAGACGGTGCGCTGGTCGAACAGCGGCAACATCGAGCAGTGGCCGCTCGGTCAGCTCGACCAGACCGGCGACGAGCAGCAGCTCCCCGACGGTGGCGCCGTGACCGGCTTCGCGGGCGGCGAGTATGGCGTGATCTTCCAGGAGCGGGCGATCCGGCGCATGACGCTGAGCCCGGATTCCGGGAACGTGTTCGACTGCTCCGTGCTCGAGGAGAACCGCGGCGCGGTGGCGCCCTGGTGCATCGCCAAGGTCGGGCCGCGCATCTTCTTCCTCGACCGCGACGGGTTCTATGCCCTCGTGATCGGTGGCGGCCCGTCCACGCCGATCGGTGCCGAGCGGGTGAACCGGTTCTTCCAGGGCCGTGTCGATCCGGAGCGGGTCGGCATGACGGTGGCGTTCCGCGACCCGACCGGTGAGCGCATCCTGTTCGCCTACCGGCTGGCCGGCACCGATGCGGCGGACCCGTCGCTGCTGGGCGAGGCGCTGCTGTACGACTGGCTGCTCGACCGCTGGTCGTTCATCAACACCCCGATCCGCTTCGGCATGTCGGCGGCGACGCCCGACGTCTCGGTCGACAGCATCGAGGGGTCGATCGACGACCCGGCGCAGCCCTCACTCGACGACCCGATGTACCAGGGCGGTGCCACGCTGCTCGCGGTGATGACGACCGACAATCGCCTCGCCGTGCTCAACGGGGCGCCGCTTGAGGCGGTCGTGCAGACCCCCGACGCCATGCTGGCCCGGCCGAACCGAGCCTTCGTGCGCGGCGTCCGGCTCGACACCGATGCCGACGACTGGCGCGTGACGATGGGCGTCCGCGAGAGCCTCGGCGCCTCGACCCCGGTGCGCTGGCTCAGCGAGTCCGCGCCGACCGTCGAGCGGTTCGCCCCGGCGCGCGCCTCGGGCCGCTACCACCGCGCCCGGGTGCGGATCCCGGCCGGCACGACCTGGTCCTACGTCTCGGCCATTGAGCCGGACGCCACGGCGGAGGGGGCCCGATGAACGTCCCCGGCCGGAACGAGAAGGACCTGTCGCTCTTCAGCCGCGCGATCGACGACCTCGCGCGCGGTGCCACGAACGCGATCGCGTCCAGCACCTTCACCCTGGCCAACGGGGTCTCGCGCACCACCGTGCCCTGCGAGAACTGCGGACCCGGCGCCCTGCCGCGCTGGGTCCCGGTCACGGAATCCGCGTCGAAGGCGACGGTGTGGCTGATCTCGGCCGACCGCCGGAGCTTCACGGTCGGCCACGATCTGAACCCGGCGACCGACCGCACCTTCCGCTTCGAGATGCGCCGGGCCTGATGCGCCTCCAGCCCCTGTCGATGCCGCTCGCGCCTGACCTCGCCGAGCGCGTTGAGGCATGCCTGGGCGCAGCCTGTGCGCTGCCCCGTTGCGACCTGACCGTGGCCGGCCTGCTCGCGTCCTGCGCGGCCGGGCAGGCGCAGCTCGTCGGGATCTTCGATGGCGACCGCTTCGTGGCTGCGGGCGTGACGCAGGTCCGCCAGCACCGCGGCGGCCGCCTGTCCTGCTGGGTCCTGTCCCTCGGCGGGCGCGCAGCGGGCCCGTGGAGCGCCGTCATCGCCGCCGTCGAGCGCGGCGCCGCCCGGCTCGGCTGCACCACCGTCGAGTTCGTCGGCCGCCGCGGCTGGGCCCGCGTGCTGCCGGATTACACCGCCGCGCCCTGCGAGCTCGGCCACCACTTCACCAAGCGCATCGGGGCCTGACATGGGCGGCGGCACCAAGACCCAGACCACGGTCCAGCAGCAGAACAACGACCCGTGGGCGCCGGCACAGCCCGCGCTTCAGGGCGTGCTCGCCGGCGCGACCGCGGCGTACAACTCGGGCGTCGGCTCGCAGGTCTACACTGGCCCGCGCTACGCCGGTCTGGGCGACACCTCGCTCGCCGCGCTCGACACGATCGCCGGCAGCGCCAACGCGGGCCAGGGCGCGGCCAAGGCCGGCGACAGCTACCTGACCGGCCTACTCCAGAACGGCGGCACGACCTCCGGCATCCAGGCCGCGCTCTCCGGCCTCGACACCATCGGCAAGATCGACACGTCGCGGGTCAGCCAGCTCGCCGACCAGATGGCGGACCCGAACAACCTCGCCTACTCGACGGCGCGCGCGCTCACCCGGGGCGACTATAACCTCTCGACCGACGGCTACACCGGCCTGCTCAACGGGCTGTCCGGCCAGACGCAGACGGAGAAGTCGCTGCAGGATGCCGCCGACGGCAAGTTCCTGGGCGGGGCGAACCCCTACCTCGACGCGGTGATCGGCCGGAGCCAGGGCGAGGCGGCCTCGAAGATCGCCCAGCAGATGGGCGCGGCGGGCCGCACCGGCTCGGGCCGGTACGCCGCGACGATCGCCGACTCCCTCGGCGCGATCGGGACGCAGGCGCGGTACACGGACTACGACAACGAGCGCACCCGCCAGATGCAGGCGGCCACGGCGATCGACAGCTCGCGCAACGCCCGCACCAGCCTCCAGCAGGGGCTCTACGGCAGCATCAACAACGCCGAGCAGGTCAACGCCGGCCTCGCCCTGTCCGGAGCTGGCCTCTACAACGACACGAACTCGACGGCGCTCACGGGCGCGAACTCGCTGGCGAGCCTGGATAACCAGAACATCCAGAACGCCATGCAGAAGTCGACGATCAAGCTGTCGGCCGCGCAGGCGGACCGGGCCGCGGCGCTTCAGGGTCTCGGCATGGTCGGGACGAACATCGACAACCTCCAGCGTCCCGGGCTGACCCTGGCCGGTGTCGGTGCCGCCCTCGATGCGGACCGGCAGGCACAGCTCGACGCCGCGCAGGAGCAGTTCGCCGAGCAGCAGGCGTCGCCTTGGAAGCAACTCGGCCTCTACGCCGGCATCGTCGACCCGATCGCGGGCCTCGGCGGCTCCTCGAGCGGCACGTCGGTCCAGAAGATCCCGCAGCCGGGCGTGCTCCAGCAGCTGCTCGGCGGCGGGCTGGCCATCGCCGGCACGGCCTCGAAGTTCATCGGCAAGTAGGAGCGCGTCGTGTCCGCAGGTCTCTCGCCGTTCGGCGCCCTCTCCCCGGCCGACATCGCCCGCCTGATGCAGCAGGCGCGGCCGCAGATGGACGTCTCGGCCGACGACGTGCCGGCGGCCATCCCGCCGGGCTTCACCGGCTTCGTGCCGCCGACCGCGCCGACCATGCAGCCGCAGGTCGCCGCGGCGGCGCCGGCCGTCGAGCCCGAGGCACCGGCCCGCGCCCCGCTGCGCATGTTCGGCGCCCTGCCCCCGCAGATGTCGGCGCCGCTGGCCGCGGAGCCGGAGCGGTCGCCGCTGCCCAGCCTCGTCGGTTCGCGCGCGCCTGCCCTGCCGGTCAGCGCGCCAGCCGCGCCGCGTGGTGATGAGGCGCCGGCCGCCGCTGCGCCGCCGCGCCCGCTGAGTTTTGGCAGCCTGCCGGCGCCCACTGCTCCGGCGACGACCGGGTCGACGAACGCCGCCCCGGCTCCTGCGCCATCCTCTCCCGCAGCGGAGCCGTCTCTCCTCGACCGGATCGGCGACGGACTGCGAAATCTCAACGCGAACGGTGGCGGCGACCTGCTGACCTCGCTCGGCATCGGCCTCATGTCGACGCCCGGCTTCGGGCGCGGCGCGGCGGCCGGCCTGAAGGCCTACCAGGATAACGAAGGGAAGCGCGCCGCCTCCGATCTCGCCCGGGCCGAGTTCGGCCTGAAGGTGCGGAAGGACGCGCAGGAGCAGCGCCAGCTATCCGGGAATGCCCAGTACGTGGCAAGCAAGATCCCCGGCATCAGCCCGGAGCAGGCGCTCACCCTGGGCGGCAACAGCACCTTCATGAACGAGCTGTTCAAGGGCGTCCTGCCACCGTCGGAACTCTACAAGCAGTACACCGATGCCGACGGCAACCGCTGGAACCGGAACGAGCGCACCGGCCAGGAGACCGTCGCCCTGCAGGCGAGGGACGATTCCACGGCCGATCAGAAGAACTACGAGGCGGCGAAGAAGGGCGGCTACGAAGGCTCGTTCACCGACTTCATCAACTTCAAGGGCAACGCCTCGCGCGCCCAGACCGTGGTGAACAACTCCATCAACCCGATCCTGAAGGGGCTGGGCGACCAGTTCGTCGCGAGCGCCGACAATGCGCGCGCGGGCGCGGATCAGATCCGCGCCATCCAGAATGCGCGGGCCCAGCTCGACGGCTCCGGCGGCATCATCTCCGGGTTCCGAGCCGGCGACCGCTTGGCGCTTCAGAAGGTCGGCGCACTCCTTGGTGTGACCGATCCGGATGCCATCCAGAACACGGAGTCCCTCCGGGCCGCGCTGAAGCCGATGGTGTTGGCGGCGGTGAAGGGCCTCGGCAGCAATCCGTCGAACGGCGACCGCACCTTCGCGGAGGACTTCTCGGGCGACAACATCGCGCTCGACGAGGGCTCGATCCGGCGCATCCTGGATCTGAACGAACGCTCGGCACGCGCGACGATCAGCCGGCACAACGCCCTGGCTGATCAGATGCTGGCGACTCAGCCTGATCTCAAGCAGGTCGGCCCCATGATGCAGGTCCAGGCTCCTGAGGCTCAAAGCGCCGTGGGCCAGCGCCCGGGCACCCCTCAGGGCTCGGAGACACCCGCTATGGGGCCGCTGGATCAGGCGCGTGCAGCGATCAAGGCCGGTGCGGATCCGAACAAGGTCAAGACGCGGCTGCTGAAGTTCGGCATCGACCCGCGGGGGCTGTGACGTGGCGGACATCGACTTCAGCGATCTGATCCCGGCCAAGCAGCAGCAGGCCCCGACCGCCCAGGCCGCCCAGGCGCCGCAGATCGACTTCTCTGACCTGGTCCCAACTGGGAAGGTGCAAGCCTCGGTCGGTTTCGGCGACCTCGTGCCGGAGAAGCCCCAGGCAGGAACCGCGGCGGCCGCAGTCGGCCGCGGCTTGGTTGATGGGGTGCCCGTGATCGGGCCGTACCTGCTGGGTGGTCTAAACCGAGTGGCGGCGGGCGTCCGCGCCCTGAAGAACGACAGCCGGTACAGCGACGAGCTGAAGGCGGTCGAGGACTTCGGGCAGCGGACTGCGGCCGAGCATCCTTATGCGAGCGGTGCCGGTGAAATCCTCGGTGGCGTGCTCGGCACTGCTCCTCTGGTCACCGCTGCTCCGGCTGCGTTCGGCGCCTCTGGCGCTGCTCTGCCGGCCCGAATGGTGGCCTCTGGCTTCTCCGGTGCAGCGCTGGGCGGTGCCGATGCGGCTGTCCGTTCGGGGGGTGATGTCGGCGCCATTGAGGTCGGGGCAGGTCTCGGCGCGGGCCTCGGCGCGGCTGGCCCTGCTGCTGGCCGCCTAGCCGGCAAGGTCGTCACGGCCGTCACCGGCGGCGGCCGCGGCCAGGGCGTCGTACGTGAGGCCCTGGAGGGGCTCGACGAGAAGGACCTGGAAGCCGCGCAGCATCTGATCCAGCAAGCCCGGGGCCTCCCTGGCGGCGGCGTGCCGCTGTCGCTCGACGAGGCGCTGAACGCCGTGACGGGCGGCCGGGCCGTGCGGGCGTCGCAGCTCGCCCGCAACGTCGCCAATTCTGGTGGCGAGGGTGGGCGCGTCTTGAACGAGTTCTACGCGGCGCGTCCGGCGGCGATCGACAACGTGGGCCGGGAGGCTTTCGAGCGGCTCGCTCCGATACCGGAGGCACCCTCGACGCTCGGCCCTCAGATCCAGGAAGCCGCCCGGGCGGGCATGGCCCAGACGCCAGAGGGGATGGCGTTCTCGGCCGCGCGTGCGGCGACGGGGCCGCGGGTGACACCCGAGCAGGCCGGCCAGACGATCCAGGGCGAGTTGTCCGGGATCCGTGGCGGCCTCGAGGCGGCGCGGAAGACGGCGAGCGACCCGCTGTACGAGGCCGCGCGCAACGCCCCCGAGCGCGCCGGTATCGAGCGGATGATCACTGTTGAGCGCCCGGGCGATCCCATCGTGACGCCGCAGGCCTACTCGCGCCCGCAGTTCACCGATGCGGCTCCGCGTCCGCTGGAGGCCTTCGTGCGTCCGGATGCCGAGGCCGCCGCTGCGGGGCCCGAGAGCCTCGCGCGCTTCATCGCGCGCAACGGCGGCATCCGCCTCGACGGCGACGCCGCGGCGACGGATCTCCAGCGCTTCAACATCCCCGGCCACGGCAACGTCGCGCGGCCGACCGGCAAGGGGATCGACGACTTCTGGCGCGAGCGGCTGATCGAGGAGGGCTACTTCCGGCCAGACGCCGATGGTGGCATGGCGCGGGACATTTCCTCCGAGCTCCTGCGCAAGCTCCAGAACGAGCAGCGCGGCTTCCCCTCGTACCCGCTCGGCACGAGCCGGGGCGCGGGCGGCGCGCCGACGGCGGGACAGCTCGGCGACGATTACAGCCAAGCGGTGTCGCTGGCGAACAGCCGCCTCCGCGAGGACCTGGGCAAGGTCGGCATCGACGCGAGCACGCTTCACCCCGACGTCCGCGACCGGGTGGTCGGTTCGCTGGTGCGTGGCCAGCACGCCGACCCGCTCGACGCCTACGAGGCCGTCATCGGTGCGATGCGCGAGCCGCCCGCGCCCCTCGTGAAGTCAACGACCATCCAGGAGCAGATCCCGGATGTGCGGTTCGGGCAGGTGAACCCGCAGCCCGGCATCGCTGCGATCGACGACCTGTTGCAGACCGCGAAGGGTGATGTGCGCTCCGGCCTCCAGTCCGCGCGCCGCAACCTGTTCGAGGGGGCGAACCCGGACAGCCCGGTCGACATGACCGTGGCGGGCAATCTCCGCGCCCGCGAGCGGCTCGACCAGGACGTGCGGTCCGCGATCGAGATCGGTGACGGCACGAAGGCCCGCGATCTGACGATCGCGCGCCAGGGGATCGACCGCGGGCTCAAGGAAGTGCCTGAGGTGGCGGCGGCCGACGAGGTGTTCGCGCGCCATTCCGTGCCGCTCGAGCCCTACACCCGCCCGAACGCACCGCTCGGGCGCGCCACGGATCGGTTCGAGACGCCGGCCGGCGATGGCCCATTCCGGATGCCGGCCGAACAGGTGCCCGGCACCTTCACGGGCGCGACCGCCGCCCGCGAGCTGCTCGCGCAGCCTGCGCCCCTCTCGCGCGAGGCTCTGGAGCGGTACGTCACGACCCAGATCTTGGACCGTGCGGCGGGCGCCGAGGGCAACCTGTCTGCCGAGGCGATGCGCACCGCGATGCGCAAGCATGCCGACGTCCTGGATCAGCTCCCGGGCGCTCGCGATCGTCTCTCGAACATCGTGCTCGCTCGCGAAGGCTTAGCGCGGGTCGAGGCGTCGCCGCTCGGCCAGCTCGCGCGGTCTCCCGATGTCGGCAACGCCGTGCGGACGCTGTTCAACCCGAACCCGGCGCCCGGCAGCCACACCGAGGTGGCCGCGGCCATGCAGGCGCTGGCGGCCAATCGCCCGCAGCAGGCACGCGAGCTGTCGCGGACCTACCTGGAAACCGTGTTCAACGAAGCGACTCAGCAGACCAAGGGCCTCGCCTCGCAGTACGGGGGCGCCGGGTTCGCCTCGGCGATCCGAGGCAACGCCCAGCAGCGGCACAACCTCGAAGCCGTGATGCGCGCCCTTCCGGAGGGCGAGACCCGGTGGGTGGCGCTCGACAAGCTGCTCACCACCCTGGAGGCGACCGGCTATCGCCCGAACAAGGGCAGCGACACGACCTTCAACACTGCGATCCAGGAGCGCCTCAAGAACGGGACACCCCTTGCAGCGGCAATCTCCGATGCGGTGACCGGTGCCGCGGCGGGCGGCGTGGCGGCTGGCCCGGCCGGCGCGGCAGCCGGCGGCTTGGTCGGGATCCGGAAGGCAGCTTCACACGCTCTGGGCGAGCGGTCTCGGGATCTGAACAACGCCGCGATCGCCCGCATCTTCACCGATCCGCAGGCGGTGCCGGACCTGCGCGCGCTGGCGAAGTCAGCTCCGGGCAGCAAGAACGCGGAGCTGTTCACCCATCGGCTCCTGACGCTTGCGAATGGCGGCGCTGCTCCGCTGCGACAGTCAGCGGCGGCGCGGTAAAAGCGGCTTCATCCGGCCAGCTCGGTCGCGCGGCCAAAAGCCGAAGGCCCCGCAGAGAACGAGGAATCCGACTAGCAGAACCACGTGCGCCGTGTGCCCCACGGTCTTGTCCATCCACGCGGTGAAGTCTGGAACCGTGGCGTGAAGCCCAACGACCAACGCCGCCCGCACGGCAAGCATGATCCCAGCGAACAGAACGAGCGTGAAAATGATCTGGAGCCAGCGGGGCATTTGCTCAGCGTAGCACGGATCAGTTGCAGGTCGTGCTTACAAGCGTGCCGGTTCGCATTGAGGTGCAGTTCGCCTGCACGTTCACGGTCTGTGGCTGCGTCGCCTGGAGCGATGCCCCAGCAGCGATCAGCGCATCGGCAGCTCGTTCACGGCGCGCCGCCGCGTCAGCGTTCTCGCGATCTCGCAGGTTTCCGGTTGCCGACAAAGCCACTTGCTGAATGTTGGCAGCGCACGCTTCGAACTCGGGCGTCTTGGCCTTGAACCCTCGGGAGAGGCACGACAGTCCACCTGCGACCTGCGAGGCCTCCAGCTCGTTCGCCTCCTTCACCAAGACATCGCCTCGATAGACGGCATACTTCGCTTGATCGCCCTCGCCGCAGCGCCAGACCGATAAGTCACCCGCTCCCGCCATCGGCCGATCCTTGCCGTGACAGGCGTCCTTCAGCGCAGTCATCTGGGTTGGGATCGTCACGGCTTGGATGCAGCCGCCAAGCGCCAGCAGCCCCGCCAGCGCGCACACCGATCTCAACCGCATCGTCGTCCCCTCGTCGCGGCGATCAACCTACGCGGGTGGCTGGCTTGCTGGATATGACGTGCCAGCCACACACTTGACCCGACGGGCGAACCGCGGGAATAAGCCACCGTCCGCAGCGCTGCGCGCCGGACCCTGAAAGCCGCTCCGCAAGGGCGGCTTTTGTCGTTTCGGGACCTTCAACATGCCGACTGCCGCAGACCGCGACGCGCTGATCGCCAGCGCGCAGCGCATCGGCGCGGACCCGCTCGACCTCGCGACCGTGATGTCGTTCGAGAGCGGGTTCAGCCCTTCGATCCGGGGCGGCTCGGGCAACCGGCACATCGGCCTGATCCAGTTCGGGCCGACGGAGCAGCAGCAGTACGGCGCGAGCCAGGATCAGAGCTTCTCCGACCAGCTCCCCGCCGTCGAGCGCTACCTGACCGACCGCGGCTTCAAGCCCGGCATGGGGATGCTGGACCTCTACTCGACCGTGAATGCCGGGCGGCCCGGGCTCTATGACCGGAGCGACACGGCGAACGGCGGCACCCCCGGCACCGTCGCCGACAAGGTCAACACCCAGATGGCCGGGCACCGCGCGAAGGCAGCGGCCTTCCTCGGCGGGGCGTTCTCGCCCGGCTCGGCCGCGCCCCGCGGCGCCTTCGGCCTGTCCGGGCCGGTCGCAGCCGGTACCGAGGGCTCGGTGACCCCGGCGGGCGGCGCGGCGATGCAGTCACCCGAGGCTGACCGCACCCTCCAGGTCGCCTCGCTGCTGCGCACACTCACCGCCGCCGATGCGCCGGCTGCCTCACCGGTTGCGCAGGCCGCCGCGGCGCCCGCTCCGGCCCCGGTCCAGATGCACCCGGCTCGCCGGCAAGCCCCCGCGTTCGATGCCCAGCGCTTCTTCGCGCTGCTGCCCGGCGCCACGACCCGCTAACCCGAGGACGGCTCTATGCCCGGCGCCATCAACTGGGACGTCGCGCCCTCGGGCAACGACGTCTCGGATCCCCCGATCATCTTCAACGAGGGGCAGCCGGCCAAAACCATCAACGACGCCATGCGCGCGCTGATGGCTTCCATGAAGCTCTGGATGCTCGACAACGCGGGCGTGAACCAAGCCTACGGCTCGGACGCCTACACGGTCATCACCCGCCAGGGCGTCTCTGCAAAGGCCGCGGGTCAAGCGCACACGCTCAAGTTCCGGACCACGACGACCAACCTCAACCCCTGCACGCTGTGCGCCGACGGCAACACCCCGAAGCCGTGGCTGCGCTCGGACGGGAGCCAGTTCGGACCGGGCGACATCTACCCGACGGTCTGGTCGGTCGTGTTCGACCCCGACGCGCAGGTCTACCGTACCCTGTCGCCGACCACGCTGCCGGCTGGGATAATCCAGGCCTTCGGCGGCCCCAACGTGCCCTCGGGCTGGGAGATCTGCGACGGCCGGCCGGTCTCGCGCGCCTCCTATGCCGCCCTGTTCGCCGCGATCAGCAGCCTGTGGGGCGTGGGTGACGGATTCCAGACCTTCAACCTGCCCGATCTGCGCGGCCGGTCGCTGTTTGGCGCGAACCGCGGGCTGAACCTGCTCACCTCGGCCGGCGGCCTCGTCGGCTCGCTGGGCTTCCTCGGCGGTAGCGAGGTGGTGGCGATGCTACCGAACCAGATGCCGCGGCACATGCACACCTCGACCATGTCGCCGGCCGGCTTCTTCCAGCCGGAGATCCAGTCCGCCGGATCGCACAACCACGGCGGCACGAATATCGACGGTGCCCACGACCATACCGGCTCGACGAACCTGACCGGCAACCACGCCCACACCGGCACGACCGACATCAGCGGCGATCACGCCCACGTCGTCCAGTACGGCTACGGCCTGGTGAGCACGGCGACGCCGAACAACGCCCAGGTCGTCACCGGCATCAACCTGGGCTCGCAGGGCAACGGCCAGACCACCCAGAGCGGCCCGCACTCGCACACCTTCACGAGCAACGCGGCCGGCAACCACGCGCATAGCTTCGCGACCGATCCGGGCGGCACGCACAGCCACGGCATCTCGATCGACGGCGACCACGCCCACACGATCGATCCGACGCCGAACCACGTCCACACGCTGGTGATCGACACGGCCGGTTCGGGCGATCCGCACCCAAACGTGCCGCCGGGCGCGGTGGTGACCTGGGCCATCAAGACCTGAGGACCCGATGAGCGCTTTCGACTGGTCCACCAACGCGGGGCTCAACGCCATCGCGGACAAAGCCATGCCCGTTCCAGACGGCGTGTCGGCGCGCGCCTACGCGAGCCTGGTGCGCGGGCTCATGGCCGGCGTGGCGCAGCTCATCGCCGACACGTCGGGCGCGCTGGTCTCGGTCGGGCTCGGCGACCTCTACGCGGTGAACACCTTCTCGGGGCTGAAGCCGAAGCCCGGGACGATGATCGCCTTCTGGGCGCACCGCACGAACGAGGCCGAGCCATCCCTGATGGTCGATGGCTACGGGCCGGTCGCGTTCCTGTCGGCCGACGGCAACGAGCTCGCCCCCGGCGCGGTCGTGCAGGGCCAGCTCCAGATGGTCGTCTGGGATGAGGCCGTGTCGCCGGAGAAGCCGGCGTGGCGCAAGATCAACCCGGCCACCACCGACCTCCAGGTGCTGAACGCGCAGACCGCGCTCGAGGCGCTGGCCGCCTTCCTGCCGAAGGAGGCGCCCGACGGCGCCGGCAAGCTCTGGTACTCGAACGGCTCCTTCCAGGTCACGACCGGGGCGCAGTCGTGAGCGTCTTCGACTGGTCGACGCGGCCCGCCGCCAACGCGGTCTCGGATGCCGGCGTGCCGGCGCTCGACGGTGCCTCCGCCCGTGAGCTGCCCGGCCTCATCCGAGACCTGATGTCGGCCCTCGCCGGCTACGTCGGCGACCAGGGCGGGGCGGTCCGCACGGGCGGCATGTTCAACGCCTACGTGGCGCGCACCGCCTCGGGCGTGCGGGTGCTCCGCCCCGGTGTCGCCGTCCTCGTCCAGGTCGACCGCGACAACACCGAGGCCCCGACGCTGAACGTCGACGGCACCGGCGCCCGGCCCTGGCTCGACATGGACGGTACCCCGCCGCCGTACGGGGCCGTGCGGGCGGGCGCCTTCTACCTCGCCATCGCGTCGGGCCCGGGTTGGGTCAGCGACTTCGGCGGCATCGCGCGCAGCGATGCCGAGGATGCGGCGATCACCGCGGCCCTGGTCTTCGGCGGGATCTGAGCATGAAGCAGATCGACCTCACCGGCGTGGTGCTGAACCCCGCCGCGGGCACGCTCGACTTCTCGGGCGTGAACATCGACCCGCGGACCGTGCTGGCGGTTCTGCACGAGCCGACGAACCAGTGGATCTATGCCGTCGGGCGCCGCGGGCTCGGCCGGAAGTCGATCAACGGCCAGGTCCTGACGCTGGCCTTCAGCACCAAGCTTCTGTCGCCCGGACCGATCATCGGGTTCCGCGACGACGGCGTGGACGTCGCGAGCGATGTCAGGCTGGAGGCGTGCCGGGCGCTGCTCGCCACCGGCAACGTGACGCTGTCGAATATCTCGACCGGCATCGGCACGCCCGCGGACGCGGCGCCCGGCTCGGATGCCGGTGCGGGCTCACTGATCGCCAAGCTGACCCGCCTGCTCGGGACGCAGACTGGCATCGCCACGGTGCTCGCCGCGATCCGCGATCGGTTACCCGCCGCGCTCGTCGGCGGCCGGCTGTCGGTCGACGGGTCGGGGGTGACGCAGCCGGTTTCGGCCGTCGCCCTCCCCTTGCCCGCGGGCGCCGCGACCTCAGCGCTCCAGGGCACGGGCAACGCCAGCCTCTCGAACCTCGCGACCGGCCTCGGAACGCCGTCGGACACGGACCCCGGCTCGGACACGGCGCCGGGCTCGGTCCTGGCGCTGCTCCGCCGCGGCCTTGGGAACTGGACCACCCTGCTCGCCCGGGTGCCGGCCCTCGTCGCCGGGCGCATTCCGGTGGATGGATCCGGGGTCACTCAGCCGATCTCGGCCGCAGCCCTCCCCCTCCCGGCGGGCGCGGCCACCGACGCGAAGTCCGAGGCGATCCGCGCCCTCCTCGCTGGCACGCTGAAGGTCGCCACACCGACGCCGGCCGGCATCGTCACCGGCCAGGTGAAGATCGCCACCACCGGTACCGCCGTGGCGCTGCCGAACGTGTCGCTGGTCAACGGCATCGTCGTGAAGGCCAAGACGTCGAACGCGGCGCAGACCTCGGCCTCGCCCGGCGTGGTCGGGCCCGCCGGCGTGACGACGGTGATCGACGGCACCGGCTCCGGCTACCCGCTCGCGCCGGGCGAGGCCGCCTCCTTCGCCTGCTCGAACGCCAACGCCGTCTCTGTCAACGGCACGGCCGGCGACGTCTTCTTCTACGAGGGGAACTGACGATGGCCGCGCCCGCGATCCCGCCGCCGACCCCGCTGCAGTTCGCCACCACCGGCCAGGCGCAGGCAGCCCTCGACGCCGGCACGGTGATCAGCCCGGCGCTCGCCCTGGCGCTGCTCAAGGCTCAGCCCGGCGCGGTCCTGCGCGCCGCCTACGACCTCCTGCCGAAGTCGCCGGACGGTCTCAGCGTCGGGGATCCCTGGATCTCCGGCAACACCCTCCAGTTCGTCGCCTCCTGAGGACCGCCATGCGCTTCCGTCTCCTCGCGGCGCTCGCCGCGGCCATGATCGCCGGGCCGGCCGTCGCCTACGATGCTTCGAGGGCGCCGCGGTACGCATCACCGGACATGTACCGGCCGAACGTCGAGGGCCTGACCATCAACGGTTCGGGCCTGACCTGCGCGCCCGGCGCGGCCTGCGACATCTCCGGGATGAAGGTGACGCTGCCGGGCGGCGCGCCGTCGCCGCTGCCGAGCGCCTTCATCCCCAGCGCCTCCAACCTGCCGGCCTGCGTGCCCGGCAGCACCGCAGCCCCGGTTCCGGCCGGGCAGCCGTTCGCCTGCGGCGGCTTCGTCCTGATCGCACAGTGAGGCCGTTAGCGATGCCGCTGCTCAACTCCCTCCTGACCCGGACGAAGATCCGGGAGCCCAAGCCCCTTCCGGCCGAGCCGGTGGCCGATCGCAGGCGGTTCGCCCCGCTGTTGCTCGGCCTGGCCGGGGCCACCGTGCTGACGCCGCGCGCCATGGCGCAGACCGCGGCGAACGGGACCGTGCCGAAGCTGCCGATCACGGCGGGCGGTACGGGCGCGGCCACCCCCAGCGATGCCTTGAACGCGCTGGGCGGCGTGCCGTCGACCAACTCGCTCAGCAGAAGTGGCGCCATCGCGCGACCGTATCTCGCCCGCTCGCAGGATCAGCCCTGGTCGATCCCGGAGTTCGGCAGCTACGGATCGACCAGCACGGATCACACGACCCTCGTGCAGAAGGCGCTGTCGAGCGGCGAGGTCGACCTGCTCGTCCCGCAGATGACCTTCAACCTCTCGGATGTCGTCTCGCTCGCGGCCGTGGGCACGCGCCTGGTCGGGAAGGGCGCGGGGTCGGTCTTCGTGAACCGACGCGTGACGGGATCGGCCGCGGGGCCCTTGATCCTCGTGCCCGCCACGGCGACGGACTGCCTGCTCCAGGGTCTGACGGTGCAAGCGGTCGGGGCCGACAAGGTCAACCCGACCATCGGCGCCGGCGACACTTACAGCGTGCCGTATGGCTCGGCAGTGATCGTCTGCGCGGACCGGACCACGGCGCGCGACCTGACCATCTACGATGCGTGGGACAACGGCCTCTCGGTCGCGGCGCAGGCGTACGGCCCCGGGGGCGCGGCCGGAAAGCCGGTCGATTTCCTGGCCGAGATGATCCGCACCAGCAATTGCGGCTGCGGCACCCACGTGGCCGGTGGTCCCGGTCGGATCGGCTCCGGCATCAACCTCGTCTCGGCGGCCAACTTCACGGTTGTGGCCTGCATCGACCGCAAGTCGAACGGGGCCGTCACCGTCGACGATGGCGGCGGCGCCACGGGCCGCATCATCGGCTGCTCCAGCTTCGAGTCGGCGCAGAACGGGACCAGCGGCAACCCGATCCAGAGCGCGGCCTTCTACACGGGAACCAACGAAGTCGAGTTCGACGGCTGCCAGGTCTTCTTCCCGGCCGGCGGCGGGTTCTGGCTGGCGGGCGCGGCGACGGTCAAGGGCGGCCTCGTGGTGGGCGCCAACGACTTCGGCATCCTGATCACCCGCAACCACTGCATCATTGACGGTGTGCGGTTCAAGGAGATCGGCTTCCGCAGCGCGACGAACACGGCGGACGTCATCAGGGTCCAGCCGATCGAGAACATCGACGACCTCGGCATCGAGAACGTGCGGTCGTGGTCGACCCAGGCGAACCTCCCGCGCTACGGCTATTACGAGGTGCCCACCTCCTATGCGATCAGCGCCGACGTGTCGGGCCGGCTGCGCGGGCGGACGGCGAACTACCTGACGCAGGGCTTGAGCCGGGCGAGCGATCCCCGGCGCATCGTCAGCCAGCAGCTCGGTCCGACGGGCTACATCGTCTGGTCCACCGGCGAGATCGAGCAGTGGGGCACCGTCGGCTCCTCGGGATCGGATCCGGTCGTTACGTTCCCGAAGGCGTTCCCGAACGCCGTGTGGTTCCTGCAGGCGATGATCCAGGGCGCCTCGTCGAGCGCGAGCACCCTGGAAGGCGTCTCCGCCAGCACCGCGTCGCTGACCGGCTTCACGGCATACCCGCGCTACAACAACGGCACGACGACGGCCCGCGCGGGCGAGCCCTTCACCTGGTATGCGCGGGGCAACTGACGTGCAGGCGCTCGTGACCCGGGCGCGCGCGCTGAGCGCCTAAGCTCTCCTCTCAAGCTCCCCTCCTCCGAGATCCTGATGACCCTGCGCTTCCCGGCGCTGGCCGCCCTCGCGTGCCTCGTGCTCGCGGGATCGGCCCCGTGCGCCCTGGCCGAGACCGCATCCTGGTACGGCACCGGCCACCGCACGGCGAACGGCGAGCGGTTCGTGCCCGACGGCCTGACCGCGGCGCACCGCACGCTCCCGTTCGGGACCCTGGTGCGGGTGACCTACGGCGCCCGCTCGGTGGTCGTGCGCATCAACGACCGCGGCCCGTTCATCGCCGGCCGGGCGATCGACCTCTCGCGCGGCGCGGCCCGGGCCATCGGCCTGTCGGGCGTCGGCCGCGTCCACCTCGCCATCCTCGGCTGACCCGGAGACCACCATGGACGTCTCGCCCATCGGACGCGCCGCCCTTGAGGGGCGCGAAGGCACTCGGCTGACCGCCTACAAGGATTCCGTCGGCGTCTGGACGATCGGGACCGGGATCACGACCGCCTCCGGGCTGATCAAGGTGGTGCCGGGCCTCACGATCACGCCGCTCCAGTCCGACGCGCTCTTCGCCGCCGCGCTGGAAAAGTACGCGGCCCCCGTCCGTGCCGCCCTGGCCAAGCCAGTCCCGCAGCCGTTCTTCGATGCCTGCGTGAGCCTCGCCTACAACATCGGGCCGGTCGGCTTCGCGCACTCGACCGTGGTCCGCCGCGCCAACGCCGGAGATCTTCCGGGCGCCGTCGAGGCGTTCCTGATGTGGAACAAGCCGGCCGCGATCATCTCGCGCCGGCAGGGTGAGCGCGATCAGGCCGCCCTCGCCTCCTACGCCGGCGCCAAGGTCTACGCGCGCCGCGGCGACCGCTCGCCGGTCAAGGCGATGGCCGGGACGCTGCCGGCGCCGGCGACCGCGCCCGATCCGCTCGCGCCGATGACGGGCGCGAAGCCGGCCGCCGCGGCGCGGCCCAGCCTCTTCACCCGCCTCGTCGACCTCTTCCTCGGACGAAAGGCCGCCTGATGCCCCGCTCTCGCTTCCACCGAGCCCGCGTGTTGTGGCGCCGCCTCAGCGGCTGGCGCACCTTCATCTTCTTCACCCCGGCCTTCCTGCTGGCGCTGCTCGACGCGCTGCACGCCGTCGACTTCCGGCAGCTGCTCATCGACATGGGCGCGCCAGAGGGGACCGCGAAGGCGATCGTGGCCGGGTGCTTCCTGATGGGCCTCGTGATGCGAGCCTACACGACCACGCCGCCCATGCGCGCGCCGGACCGTGACGCGCCCGGAGGGTCCCGCTGATGATCGCTGCTCTCCTGACCCTCGTCCCCGGCCTGCTCGGCAAGATCCTCGACTTCGCGAACAAGCGGGCTGACACGGATCTCGCCAAGCACCAGGTCGATGTCGGTGCCGACGTCTCGACCAACGCGCAGATGTTCCAGGCCTGGATCGTGGCCCAGCAGCAGGTCGCGGCCGCCCGCAACGCCGACCGGGCTTCCCTGCTGACCGCCTGGATGATGCCGGTCGCGTTCGCGATCGCGATCATCCATTTCGGCGCCGTGACCTTCGATTGCTTCCCCTGGGACGGTCACACGGTCGGCTCCTGGAAGATCGCCGCGATGCCGGGCGAGTACCTTGAGATCCAGAAGACGATCATCTGGGCCGGCGTCGGGCTGATCGGCCTGCTCGGCGTCAAGAAGACCTTCACCCGCTAACCCTCTCCCGCCCCGGAGAGGGGTAGGGCCGCGAAAGACCGCCGCCATGGACACGTCCTTCCTGTCGCCCGGGCCGATCACCTGGGCGCAGCTCATCGCGCTCGCGCTGTTCCTGTTCTCGGTCGGCAAGGGCGTCGACTGGGTCGTGGGGAAGCTGCGCACCGGCACGAAGGAGGCGGTCTCGCCGCTCACGATCGACATGGCCGCGGCCAAGATCGAGATCAGGTCCATCGAGGAGAAGCTGAACGCCTTCAAGATCGAGGTGGCGCGGACCTACGTGACCGGCGACGTCATCACCCGCCTGGAGCGGCGCATCGACGACATGGTCATCTCGGTGCGGGACGAGATGAAGGAGACGCGCGAGGCGATGCTGAAGGCCTTCATGCGACGGCCGCCCGACTGATCGGCCGTATCCACATCGTGCATACGCGCGGGCGCCCTGGCTTCGGCCGGGGCGCCTTTTGTGCGTTTGTAATTGCCTGCCTACCGAGGCTCTTCTCTCAACTTAACGGAATGCCTTTTCTTTTATCTAAGTGGCATCATTTTGCGGGCCCATAACGTGTGTCGCGTAATTAGGCGAAGAACTTCCATTCTCTCCGGTTCGGAACCCATCATAACTTATGCGTAAAGTGACCTCGGTTTCGCAAATACGACTTCTATTGAACGTAGTTGCATATTTGACCGATGACCACGCTACAATATCAATATTTCCCTCTGCAAAACTTTCCCAAATATCAGGAGGGAGCCAAAAAAATGAAGTAATAACAGTTCGCCCTGGACCAATTGTTCCTGATCTAAATTCTTCTTTTATATTATTTTCGAAAAATGGGATTTCATCGTTCTTTCCTATGTATTGTATATTGCTAGTGATGCCGTTTTTAATCGATGGGCTACGGCCGGTGTTTTTCCATTGTATCGCAATTCCATATATTTTTGGCTCAATTTTACCATTTCCAATTGGAGCATTTAACATCGTCGCTGGCTGTATGCCTTCGAATGTCATCCATGCTCGCTCAGCGCCTACAGCATCTACTGCTGCTTGAGCTGCGATGCTTGCGGCCTTGCCTGTCCAAGCCGTGACCCCTAGGGTTGCCAGAACGAGTACAAGGCCTACGAGCGCGCCGCCGGTCTGGATCCGAGTCCAATGCAAAGCGCTTTCGGCAGCATCTGCAACGCGCCTCTGTACACACAGATCGGCTTCGGGCTGGCTCTTGGGCTTCCCGCAATCGGGCTCATACACCTTGGTCTCAGCCAGGCTCTCGTCGGAACGCTGCGGCTGAACGGTGACAGCCCCAATCTCCGGTTGCGGCGGAGAGGGTTCAGCCTTTTTGGAGTTGGCGTCTTGCTGTTGGCTTTCAGTCTTTTGGGGGTTCCCTGGGGATTGAGCTTCTGCAGTCCCAGCCATCGCCAGCAAACATATCGTGATAACGCGCAGATTTTTCAGTATCATCCCACATCCATCGGTTGAGTCGCATCTCCGAGGATGACCGGGCCGGGCCGCTGTCACAAGCGCCCGGCCCAGCTTTTATTAACCTCAAGTGAGTAGCGCGGCGGGCATGTCTGCAAGCGCCGCCCCAGCCGACCTCCCGCCCGCTGTCGCTTCTTGGCGCGACCAGATCGAGCGCCTGTCCGAGCACGCCTCGCCGTGCCGGTACCTGACCCCGACGCGATGGGCGGCGATGCGCGCGAACGCTCTGGCCTTCCTCGACCAGCACGGCGCCGAGGCGCACCGGCTGGGCTGGACCGCGCCGCAGCTGTTCGGCGTCCACCTGGAGCACGGCTTCCTGCGCGTCGAGTATGCCGGCGCGCTGATGGTCAACGACAGCCGGGTCGTCGGCGTGGAACCGGACCGGATCGTGTTCGACCGCTTCTCCGGCTACCGGACGAAGCCCGGGCAGACCTGGGGGCCGCCGGTCTGGGAGTTCGCTGCTCGGGTCAGCCGAAGCGCCTGACGGGTCTCGGCTTTCCGAGCGCCATCCACACCGCTCCACCATGATCTCGCGCGCCTCGGCTGCCGCCGGTTGAAGCGCGCCCACACCTCAGGCTTGTTCCGTATTCGTTCGCGAGCGGAGGGCCACCAGAATGGCGCGCCTGAGGGATGCGGGGCCCGGTCGGGTGTACGTCGACTGCGCGACCTGCAAGCGCTCGGGCCGGTACACCGTGGCCAGCCTGATCAATCGCCATGGGGCCGACATCTCGACGCTCGACCTGCTGCGGCATCTGACGGCTTCGTGCCGCTACCAGCGCGCGCCCGGGGCGCCACCCGCGCGGAAGTACGAGCACCTCTGCCTCGCCGCGATCACGCTGCCGCCGGCCGCCAAGCAGATCCCGCCGGTGCCGCCGGGCGTCCCATACACGATCGAGATCTGGCGGGAGACCGGCGGCAACGTCGAACTGCACCTCGCGACGATCTACCCGCTGTCGATGGCCAAGGCGGCGTTCGATGCCGCGTGCCTGGAATGGCCGACGCACGAGGTTACCCTGCGAGATCGAGCGCGGATCATCGATAGGCGGGAGCGGCCGCCGCGGCGCGCCACCGGATCCGCGTCCGGCGGATGACGCTGTAAGCCAGTCCCTCAGCCTCCAGCTGCTCCAGCGCGCGGGTCGCCTGCACGGCGCGCTCTCGGCCCGGAATGCCGGCGCGCTCGGCGATTTCGGTGGCAGTGGACGGCTCGGACGTCAGCGCCGCCAGTACGCGTGGCCGGATGTCCTGGCGCGGTCGGGCGCCGGTGCGTTCGACAGGCACAGCTACTGCAGCCGGCCGACGCCGCCGTTCAGGCCGAGCACGATAGCCCACGCCAGCAGGTCGCCCGTGCTGAGCCAGTCGCCTCCGTCGACGCGCCAATTCTCGAAGTCGTCGTCGGGCTCGACGGTGTGCCCGCGCGAGATGAGGACCGTGACGGCCTCGGCCACGGGATCCTCTTCGAGAATCATGCCTTCACCGGGTGCGCCAGCAGGATGGAGGTCCGGACCATGTTGCGCTTCCAGGCCGGCTTGTCGGTGGTGAGCGCCTCAGCCGCTCGGGTGTTCGTGCGGAGCGTCTCGACGAGGTCGAGGGACCAACCCTTCGCGAGCGGATAGGCCTCGGTCGCCAGATCCGCGAGCACCGCGTCGACCGCGGCGTCGATCTCTTGGTCGGTGATCTCGGCGGCCTTGCGCAGCTCGGAAACCGTCGGGGGTTCTTTGGCCAT